TTAATGGTTCAGCGTTATTTAAATTAGTTAGCTCTCTATCTACTAATGCCCAAGTGATACCCTTGTCTTGCCAAACCTTAGGGTCACTTGATAACATCGCAGAACCATTTTTATCTACGCCTGTTACAAGTCGAAAGGCTGCATCAAAAGATTGTGCGCTCGTAGGCTCACCGTACAGTACGAACTGGCAGTCTGGGTCTAGTGCTAAAATTGCTTCTGATACTGTTGCCATAATTTAACCTACAAACCTAAATGTTGCCCAATTATAGGGAACATGACTAGAATCAACCGTGCTTGAGTAAAAATTTTTAGTGTGTTCAGGCTTAAAATACAGTTCATCGTTTGCAGAGCATTCTATGGTAAAAGAAGCCCCCGCAATTGCACGGGCGTTAGTGTAAAATCGAGTTAGTTTTGCCTCAGTGCCGCCGCTATTTCTTACAGGGAATATTCCATAGGCATCACTGTTGTTTTCAGTTAAAGAAGCAAGTTCAACTTGGTATAACCCCGCCACAGGACAGGTAAATTTATAGGTAGAAGTGTTAAAATGATTGCCATTATTCACAACAGCGACAGAAAAATCTAATATGGCATTAGCTGCTTTTGATACATAGGAGTTTGAAGCGGCAAAAGTAACAAAAGCGTAGGGAATTACAGGTCTTGAAACCCTGCCACTGCTGTCAATCGACAGCGCGGTGTTCGAGTTCGTTGGGTCTTGGATTTCGGTGACTTTTAATATGCTAGTCATCTTGTTCTCTTATCCTATCAAATACCCAGAAAATATTGTATCAGCGGCTGCCGCAAAGTAATCAGCAGCTCCGCCAGAAGTCACAGTAAGCTCATCCCCTGCGGCAAGAGCATGTATTGCTGAAAAGGATATATTGCCATAACCTGTTGAAGATACTTCTTCAAAGTATCCTCTTTGGATTCTTGTGCCGTTTTTCTTAAGCTCAATATTTATGCTTTCATTTCCACTCGTATCATCACGAACAACTCCAAAATGCACTGCAATAAAATAGTTGCCGCTTACAGGAACAACATATTTATAGTTTGTTGTATCAAAAGCATTTCCCACATTTATTGTAGTATTGTCGTATGGAATAGGACTTGTGGTTTGATAATTGCCGTCATCAGCGTAAGCGTGAAAAGCTGGTGTTGCTGGTTTGAACACACGCCCACTGCTATCAATGGACAGCGCGGCTGTGCCGCTGGAGTTCTGGATGTTATCAACTTTGACTATGCTAGTCATCCGCCAATCTCCATAACAGTAAGTGTTGATACACCGCGAGCATCATAACCACCTGAATTATTTAAATCTCTATGGGTTCTATTAATATGGCATGAGTGACTTTGATCTGCTCTTGTAGCAAATTGAACTTTATAAGTAACAGTAGATGCAGTATTAGGTGAATCAAGATGTTGGGCTGAAAGAAATAACATTTGATAAGCACTTGAGCCTATAATATTAGAAGAAAAACTAAAGCTACTTGTACTTCTAGTAAATGAAGCCGATCCATCAGGAAGATGAATAGCTGTTCCGTTTCTTACAAATCTACAAAAATTAAAATACGAGTCGCTACTTGCTGCTATACAGCAAGACAAAAGAAATTTAGAGCTAGATGATTTTGGTGTTATGCTTATGCTCAGATTTGTAATATCTGTAAATGAACTACTAGTTGAAGTTTGAGTTCCAGTAAAATTTACAGATTGAATATTAATAATATGACCCGGAATTTCCACCCCGTTGTTTGTGGTCTTCTCATTTATTGTATCTACAAATAATGTTGACATGACTTAGCCTATTTAATCTTAGTTATTTGAACTTGAGTAAAAATAGAACCATCTAGCCCAGAAACTTGACTGTTGGTTGCTACCCCAAATCCATATTGAGAAAAAGTACTTTCAGTAAAATGTCTTACTTTATAAGTTGTATTTGATGTTGGGGTCACTACAGCATAACCTGTTGAAACAGAATGACCGTTATAAGTGCTAACCGCGTAAACACTTGCGCCACGCGAAACTACAGCAGAGTTTGTAACATCATAAAGCTGTGCTTGATTTCTATTAACTTTATATGCTGGACAACTATAAATAATACTGTAAGTTCCAGCACCTAAAATAAATTGATTAGATGATATTGTTACAATGTTGTCTGGGTCATGTAGTTTTGTGTTTAAATCTCTATCATTTACTGTGTTTGCCGTAGACGCCCCACCATCTGCATTATACGCTTTTTTGTCAGCTATAATAGCTACAGAATAACTATGCACATCTACCTTTGCAGCGGTTCCCGACGCAGTTTTTATCTGGTCTACATTTAGTATCGAAGCCATCTGCGCCTCACAGTATTGTTAGATTACCACTTACGGTAATTGTAGTTGATGAATCTATGGTCAGCGGACCAATAGCTAATGCGTTCTTGGTTGATGCTATTGTAGTATCTTCGTCTACTGTTTGTCCATTGGTTCGGAATACAGCCGTATCAACCGTGGTGTTTGTAGTCTGAAATTGTGTTGCTGTAATCTCAGCCGCAAATGTACCGCCGCTAGACTTGCTGACTGTATCAGTCACAGTAAAAGCACGGAAGGCGCGGATGACTAACTCATCGTTTACCGCTGCACCAGAACCAAGTGTGATCGTATCACCATTGCTGGCGGTAAAGTCTGAACTGTCAAGATGCACACCGTTTAGGTATACGTCCACATCGTTACCAGAGAAGGCCAGTATTGCACCGTTAGCATCTGCACCTGTAAACGCAGTCTGACTTGCTGTTGCTGTGTACTTGAACAACTGCATACCAAAGCTGGTAGGCTGATCTACAGCACGACCAAAGTAGCGAACCTGTATTACATCGCCATTAGCTGGCGCAGAAGAGAAGGTTAGTGTCGTGCCTTGCGCTGTATACGCCTTGCCTATCCCTGGCTCTTGAATGACGTTACCAATAACAACCATAATAGCTTCTCCACTGACAACGCTTTGCGCCAGCGTAAACGCAGTTGCGCTTCCAGTGCCTGTAAAGGTCTGAAAGCTGATGTCACCTACGTTTGGGTCAATACCTATATATGCCATTAGCCTGCAATCTCTTTAAGTATTATTATTTGGGAAGAGCCACCACTGCCAGTTCCCCAACCATGAAAAACAGAGTTTGAACCATTCATGCTCTTGAACCTAAGTCTATAAGTTGTTGCGCTAGTTGTAGACGGGCTGTCTAAAAAATTAATTACCATTGGTTGCCAACCACCAGTTTGTTGGTTTGCTTGAAAAATTTCACCTGTATTTAAATCTACACCAGAACCTCCACTTATGGTTCTGTTTAGGCCGTACAATCCTATGTCACCACTTGAAGAGGTGTAAGACTGAGTTGAAATTGTTACCAATATCTTGCTTGAAGTTGAAGAAGGTGTGATGGTTGCCACTAAACTTGTGTCGCTAAGAGATGTGTTAGCTGTACTCTCTTGGGTATTTGTCAAAACCTGTTGAACCACTTGCAACACAGAGCCAGCGGGTAAAGAGCTTGTTTGTATTTTGCTTAATGGCATTTCAAACTCCTATCCCATCTTTGTAATCTTGACTTGAGTATAAATACTATCCACGCCAGAGAGTGATGCGTTCACTCCCAGCCCGTTGCTGCTTTTTCCTGATTCTATATAATGAACAATCTTGTAGGTAGTGTTTGAAGTTATAACGACTCTGGCATAACCAAAACTAGAACCATATCCACCATTAGTGCCGTGTGAATATTCCATAGAGCCATATTGAACTGATGCACTATTTGTTACATCGTAGAGTTGAGCAATGTGCCTATCTCCAAAATAGGAGGGTGCAGAAAATTCTATAATATACGTTCCTGCACCTAATATAAATTGGTTAGATGATATTGTGACAATGTTATCAGGGTCGAATAGTTTAGTGTTTAAGTCCCTGTTGTTTCCGCCACTGCCCCATGATATTGATGTACCCCCGCTTGTACTGTTAGATTTTACATCAGCTATAACTGCCACAGAGATCGGGGTCTGAGCCGCCCCGCTTGCTAACTTATCAGATGTTACAGCATCATCAGCTATCTTCGCTGTAGTCACCGCACTAGCCGCCAGCTTCGCAGTTGTAATAGAAAGATCTGGTGCTTCCAGACGTGTAGTTACTTCTGCCTGACCACGGTAGATAACGTACACATTGCCTGTACCAGAAGGCGGAGCTTCATCAAACGTCAGGGTAGTTCCTGTGGCTGTGTATGATTTACCAGATCCAGGCTCCTGTTGCACGTTGCCAACAAATACTTCTAGCTCCTCACCAGTGTTCACGGCGCGGTTAAGTGTGAACGCGGTCGCCGAACCTGTGCCGTTGAAGGATTGGCTTGTCGTCTTTGTTAACTGTTTATTTGGTTGTGCGCCTATGTATGCCATTTCTTAGCCCACCAAATATCCGCTAAACTGACCATAGGCTTCAAAGTCCCAGCTTGTGTCACCCCCAACATACACTAGATTTGTGATTGCCACATTTGCGGCAAGTTCAAATATCCCTGAATATGTCATTGAGTGATGTGGACCTTCATTAGATTCAATAACATAAGCCTGAGCATTAGTTGCGACAGTGCCGTCAAAAGCTATGTTTGTAATTATGTAAATTCCTGAATTAGCGTGATCTATTCTCATGTTATAGTTAATGTGATATAGGCCAGCGACAGGCGTTGTATATGCGTAAGTGCTGGTATTAAAATTCCCGTCATTTATGATGGCGGTATTCCACGGACAGGTTATATACGCATTTTGTGTGGTTTGTGCGGCTGTCCCTGTTCTACCCGCAGACCATACTGGCCTAGCAGGAGTAAGAACATGCCCACTACTATCAATGGTTATAGCATCTGTGCCGTTGGTGTGTTGTATGGTCTGTACGCCTAGTTCTGATGCCATAACTTACCCCACCTTAAACATAGATACATATGTATCATTGTTAATACTGACATTGGAATCCCCAGAGTGTTGATAAAACCAAGCCAAAAACAATCCAGAAGTTAAATACAGCATTCCTGTTGCGGTAAACGCATCGTATGACGTATTACCACTGCCTTGAGTTAATGTTCTAGCATACGTAATTCCAGTGCTGGTTCCTGAAGAATCAGTTGATTCAAAATTCATATAATAATAAGAGCCAGCGAAACTATCCAGTCTGCCGTCAATACCATAGAAGTAATAACCAGTTGCAGGGATAGTTATTACACCAGTGCTAATGTTTAAAACAGTGCCTCCCGCACCATCAGTATTAAACCCTCCTGCACCGGGAACTGCATATTGACTAAACCTTGTTCCACCCGATGTAATAGTTTGAGTTGGGTTTATCTTAGCGCGAAAACCAACTGGACTACCTTGACTTAATCGACTGTTGCTATCGATAGTTAACGCAGACGCAGCAGAGGTCTTGCCATGTATTTCATCTACAAGAATACGACTAGACAACGGTTAGCACTCCATTAACAGTGATTGTAGCGGAGATGGTTATCGGCCCAAACGCCCCTGCGTTTTCTGTAGAGGCCACAGTCAGGTCGCTAGTAATGCTAGTAGCGTTTGTGCGAAACGGGTTAGTGGTGGTTGATGCTGCAATATCTACGTTAGAAACACCGCCGTCTTTTATCTGATTTGTATTAATCGTGCTAAGTGCCATTAGGTAATCTCCAATACAGACAGTGTAACATCTGCTGCTGACGCTTGACTTGCTGTTATTCTCAAAATGTCGGAAGCATTCATCACAATTTTTTGATCGCCGCCAACCGCCACTAATGACGAGCCAACAGGGACAATAGCTGACTTTACAATGTGTACATTGTCGCCATCGTTATTGATTAGCTGTACATTTACTGTGATTGAAACCGCCAATATGTTAGCTATGTTCAAGCCGATTATTGTTGTTTCAGTCGCGCTGGGGCAGGTGTAGACATCGGCGTTTCCAGTGCCTACCGCCGTATCTGTGAAAGTCTTAAACGCATTTGCCATGTCACTATCCTAACGCTATTGCGAACGCCAACGCATTCGGGTCTTGCTCTGTAAAGTTCTGCGCTACATTACTTGCATTATTAAATATCATCTTCTCTGCTGGCAACGTACAGAAGATGGTGCGGGTGCCTGATGTCCAACTAACAGCGGCATCAGAATTACTAGACTGCAAAATTGTGGTACGGGCCAAGGTTGTACCAGATGCAGTATAGGTGCCGATACCTATTTCAAAGTCAGTTCCGTCTGTACAGCAATAGTATGTAGTGTTTGTATTACCTATCTGGCTGAAAGCCTCAAAACCACCTACAGCACCAGCAAGCGTATAAGTGCCTGTGCCAGTGGTAGTTGTAGTTTCTTTTATGCGGTCTTTCAGAACAAGGGCCATTACTTCAATTCAATAGTTAAGTTGTTTGAGTTAATACGAAAAACATCACCTGTAGCGATTGTTTTTGAAGCATCTAACGCACCAATAAACAATATGTTTCCACCACTTGAGGCATCTGCAATAAAGGCATGTGTAACTACATTTGTTGTTCCTGTGGATGCCGGAAACTCAAAGTTGTTAGTGTTTTTTATTGTCTGCTGATCTGTGCTAGAACTTGCTAAAGTCCAATCTGCCGCAACAATTTGCTTTCTTGTATAACTACCAAAAGTGGCTTCAGTCAAAGAGCCAGCTTCTGCGTCAGAAACAGCGGTTGCTAGTCCAACATAAATGCTGTCTCCTGGTGAAGCAAAAGTTGTACCACTAATAGCGGCATTGTTTTTAAAAATAAAATTGAGCAGTCGATGCTCAAGATACGTGGTTGCTGCGTTACTCGTTGCCATTTGTTACTCCTAAGTCCTTGGCTGATCTGGTAAACCTCTACGATATGCGTCTGAGTTTTCTCTAGCTTCTGCTAAATCTTTAAGCCGCATTAACTCTTGCCCAAATCTTTGTTCATAAAGTTGCATCATATCCTGTTCACCCTTCATGTAAGTATACGCTTCCACGAGTGAACCGTAAAGCAAGGCGTTAGGAGCATTTTCTCCTAACCAAGATGTCGCAGAATCTGTTCCTGCAGTTATACTTGCTGGTCGATAATAGTAATGTAATTCGACGGTGTAATTGTCATCTGGGGTGGGGCCGACAATAAAATTATCTATATCAAAAATTCCGTAATATTTGGGAAGTCCGTTTGCCCCAACGTCTAAATGATATTGTTGAACAAAGTTTACGTCTTTAAAAAGAAGAAAATCTTGTTTTGTTGCGGTAGTAATCTGTAAGGAAAATGGTGCTAAATAATCTAATGGGCAACTTAAAAAAGGGTCGTTTGAAGATAAAGCAGATGTAGCGTTTTTACGAAACAACTCCAAATCCACTAATGAAAAAATTCGGTCCTCAACACCTCTTATAAAAATAGGCAAATTGGTGACAAAAGATGTTTCACTATTGTCTGTGAAATCTTGTATTGCCTGTTTTAGTTGTGCGTATGTAAATGACATGTTACCCGCTCACTATACTATTGCTATGTTTCCAACCATGCCGCCATGCACTGTACACTGATATACTAAAGAAGTGTCACTTGGCTCATGTGGGACAATGAATTGAGTTAGTCCAGTAGTGCTGTTGTAGTTATCTGTAACCCCTGTCGTAAAAGCGGAGCCTCCAGCCGCAGTTCGTATCTGCAAAGGATGACTACCAACATGAGAGGTGTTATCGATTAGATAAGTGTGGCCCTTGTAAAATGTAAAATTAGGGTTATTGCCAGCGGTTGCCCCTGGACCAGAGAATTGATAAGCAGAACCATTTGCTGATGTTGTTGTGTATTTAGTCACAGGACCAGTGGTTTCATCATTTAATCTAATCCAAACTCCACCATGAGCAAAATACAATCCACCAGTTGCGTGAACGTGAGCTATTGCTCCATGATATGTTGAAGCACTTGGCAAATCAGTCAGGGCGTTATAGTAGAAAACAATTTTATTTGCCCCAGCACTTACGTCCAATAAACCCGCAGTATTGATAATGTCTGTCAGCGTTGTCCCGTTGCCCAGCGCATTGTAGATTTCGTTGAAGTTGTCGTTTATCTTATCCGCTCCGGCACGAAGGGTGTCACCTGTACCGTCATTTGCAGCAGAGCCAATTCCTACTGTTTGTTTTGCCATTTAACCCTCGTCAAAAGTCTTTGTTGTTGAGTCAAGTTTTACATTTGTGGTATCAAAGGTAGATGCAGAAGAAGGAGGAGTACTCGTACCTGTATCTACGGTTGCAACTTCTCCTCCGCCTCGTATACCCCCAACTGTAGCCGTTTCCCCAGTGATTATAATTGTGTAGGTGTTCTCATCAACAACAGTAATTGTGTACCCCGTAGACACTTCAAGCGTTGCCTTTGTAAAACCATCAAACCCATTTACTTTTCTAAATCTCACTGAATCGGAGGTGCTTCTCCCATGAGAGGGCTCTGTCACAGTAATTACGGGAGACCCAGATGAACTACTCTGAAAACAATTGGGTCTAAGTAACTGAATTACAGAAGGTTCTGTGCGGTCAACCTTTGCCAATCTTAACCCTTGAGGGTCGGACGGGTGTCTTCTTGGATTTAGTTGTGGATGTTTTTGTTCAAATTCGTCAGGTCCTACGGCTGCCCCCGTCCATTCAATCATCATTGATGAATACGGGTATCTAAATCCAGACCTATCTGAAATAAAATAAGCTTTTTTTCCACTTGCAAAAGAAGGCATTAGTTCACCCTTAAATATTGATAGTTAGGTGAAATATTGAAAGATGATCGGTCGCGATCTTCTGCCCTAGCCCTTTCAAATTCTTCATCGTAAATTGCTTTTAAAAGCTGTATTCTATCGGGTGCACGTTTAATCGAAACGTAATAAGCAAGACCCGCCGCCAAACAAGGATAAAATCTAAACGGTAAGTCAAGCGTATTGTCTAATTGACTTGCGTCGTCCATACGAACAAGAGCGTCATAAATAATAGTGTCAGTGGCATTTTCAGGAGCATTGTATAAAAAAATCTTAGGCGTCACTTGTCTGTCTAAGAAAAATTGACTTGGCCTGCCCTGTTGAGTCTTATCGGGCAATACAAGATAATCTTGCCTGCTAATCCTATTTAATACCGTATCTGACCCGCTTCTACGACAAACTGAAGATAAAACATCTATGACATCCGCATCTAAATCGTAGGACGCAGTGCCTTGAGTGAGCGTCAAAGACCGTTGTTTTATGGTCCATTGGTTCAAACCACGATTTGCCCAATCTGCTAGAAGCAGATTGAGCGATCGTTTTGCGGTGCGAGCATCGTATCCCGTCTTAAATTCGAGCCCGCATCGCTCAAAAGCCTCTTCGATATAATCATCGACTTGAAGCTCAAAGTTTTTTGAACCGGACGTTGTCATTACTTCTTAACTCTACCGCCCATCCGCATTCTTTTTTTAGCCGCGCCGCCACCTCTCATGAAAGCAGGTTTTTTCTTTGCTTTTGCGGCTCCGCCGCGCATCATTTTTTTAGCGGCTCCGCCCTTCATCATTTTCTTTGCTTTTTTCACCATTCTTTAGTCTCCTATAAAAATTTTGACGTTGCTGGTATAAAAAATCTGCATTATAATATTGTTGAGCAATTTTATAATACCCCTTTACTCTAAGGGCATCAGAGGCTTCCTGCAACTTAGAAAGTCTCTGTAGAAACACCATACCATACGGTGTATCAACAGTCGATTCAAACTCATTGTCCAAAAGTTCATTGCCATCATCTTCCGGATGAAATCCCATTAGAAACATGTCTTTATTAATAAACACGCCTTCAGATATAGCGTGATTTAAGCCGTCTAAATACTTGTCCATTACGTCAACAGGAAGTGGGTCAAAATCTATTAATATGACTACGTCTCTACTATCGTCCCAAGTAGAAATCAGAGTATATAAGGGTTGCCAATGACTATCGTACTTAAAAGAAAAACCTACTCTGTTTTTTGCCCAGGCTGTTTTTGCATAAGGACAAGCAGGTAAATTGTTATAATATTCGTTTGGCACTTCGAGCGCATGAGCAGACCAATCTCTCATTTCAGATTTTATAGCTTCTTCAGTCGCAAAATCCATTAGATCCTCAAAATTGCACTACAGACCCGCGTGTTCTTTTTCTTCTGCCATTCATGACTGCGCCGCATCCCCTAGCAACAGCCGTGCCAGCCACTTTTTTACCCCGGAAAGGCCGTTTAACGGGGCCTCCATTTGCAAGTTTTGTGACTTTTGCTTGTTTTGTATTAGATACCACTGTCTGGCCCTTTGCTCCCGCTCTCTTCTTCTTTCGTGCTGTAGATGCTCTTTCAGTTTTTGAGAGGCTTCTAGCTTTTGAAGCTGGTAAGCAGCGGTCTGGGTTTTTCTTGTCTTTAGATGTACCGCATTTGCCCTTAATGCTTCCATCAGTTCCAATCCGAACCCAATTTTGATTTACCCATTTCTTTAACTCACCCATTTTAGGCTCTTTTTTTCTTACCTAACACTCGTTTTAAAGTTTTTGCTTGCTTTGCATGTAATTTTGAAGCTTTATTCAAACCTTTAACTACTTTACGAACTTTTTTCTTATTTGACTTTGTAAGCGTCATTTACCTTTTCTCTTTCCACCCTTAGATTTTTTAGCATAATTGGGGTCTTTACAATATTTTGAGGCGGCAAGATTTGCATATGCACTAGGATATGTATCAAAGGTACGTTTTGCCCAAGCTTTACCTTCCGGGCAGATCTTACTTCCTTTTGATTTTTTTGAAGCCGCACCTCCTTTTCGGAAGTAACTTAAACCTTTTGGCGTAGGATTGCCTTTCATTTTTTTACGACCTTTCATCGGGGGCTTGGATATTTGATTTGCGATTTGTCCACGCGATATCGTCATTTACCCTCTCCTGCAGATAAAAATCCCATAATTCAGCTAAAAGCTTATGATTTTGATCAACTTTTACTGAAATAACTGCGGTTTCTGTCTTCAATTCAACAACAGAAAAAGCAATCCAACCTATAAAAGCCAAACTTGCTCCACTTATCAATGTGCTTATGTTCAACATTTCCATCTCCGACGAGCCTGACGTAAACGACTGTTTGGATTTTTTGCAGCTTTGGGAAATTTTTTCATTTGTCCTGCACTGCGAGCACAGAAGGATTTGCGACGTTTTGCGTCTTTTGAACCCTTTTTTACTTTTCCTGTGACAGCAGTTTTTAATTTGGATCCAGGGTTAGCTCTTCTGTACGCGGCAACACCTGCCTTTGTCATCCCCGCCCCAGCTTTTGTGGGGCGGAAATTCTTTTTGTTTCGCTTCGGCATTTTATCATTACGCGAAGCCATAACTCACCTAATTAAAAAAGAAGGTCACTGCTGTGATATTGGTTAGAGTGCCGACAAAAATGTCACTTACACGAATACCTTCAGCAGGGATATTTACAGAGTGTGTGTCAGAAGCATTAAAGTCTAAATCTAAGACTGTAGCACCGCCTGAACCATCTGTAAGAGTGAGTCTTGGAGTTCCAGATGCAGTTTTTAACTGTATCTGTCGAATACGAGCAGGGCCAACACCTAGTGACCCGGTTCCAGTAATCCGTTTCGTTTTAACATCAGAGCCTGCCATAGCTTACTCTCCGTTCTTTTTTGTAGCCTTTTTGACGGCTTTTATAACCCTCTTTACAGACTTTTTGCCACCGTTGAGCTTACCCATGATAAACCCCTTATGAAACAGCGGCAGAGAATGGAGTAGCTTCAGAGCCCGTTGCTGCGCCACGAGACACAACAGAAAATACATTTGTCGCTACATCTTGTATTTCAACAACGCCCCCAAGAATACCTCCTGTGGTCGTGCCATTCAAAGTAATGGTGTCACTATCTGCGGCAGTTTCAAAAATAGACGCTGTATCCCCGCCATCATTAGCCACAATCGCTACACCAGCCATAGTGTCATTGGCGTTTGCAACCTGAACTATGTAGTTGTTTGATGTAATGGTAGTAGCCACAAAGAACTTGTAGATATTACCCGTACCGCTGGCAGCAGGAAGAGTAAGTGTCGCCCCACTCGCTACGCTTAACACCATTGTACGTCCCGCATGTGAAGCTGCGGTTAACGTGGCATCCGCAGTTATAGATACGAGAGAATTTGATCCTGAAATAAAACCGCCAGTAGAAATCACTGGACCTGAAAAAGTAGTAGACATATTGACACCCTTTGCACAAGGTTTCGCTTTGCAGTCCGTGCAATGTCAGGTGGGCATGATCCTGTCTACAAAGCTGAAGTTAAGCCCAAAATCAATATATAATAAAAAAGAGCGACTGTGAAGCCGCTCTTTCTGTTTTTAAAAAAACTGTTTTACGCTCCAGGTGTTGCAAAAACACAACGCCAATCAGAGACACCAAAGCTGTACCGCTCACGAGCTTTAAAACGTGTGTTTCCTGTGTCAAAATCGCCCTCAAGAGCAGTTTTGATAGGTGAACGATTAAACATTTTAAAGCCGTTTGGTGCATCTGTTTTGATGAAGAAGGCGTCTGTATCTGTTAGGAAGTGATTAACCACTGCCCCTTCAGGTAACATTCCCATGTTCTTCATTGCATTTGCATCATTGTCTGCTGTGCCAGAACGTAGATTTGAGTTGATAACTCGCTCTGCAATAAACTGAAGTTCTTTTGGAATTATCAGTTTTGTGCCGCGTACAGCAACTTTCAAACCACGCTCATCAGTGAACCCTGCAATATCAATCAACATTTGCTCAAGAGAGGTCTCATTGAGATCTGCTGCAGTTGACAACAAGTTACGCTGATTGCCCGACAAAGAGGGATGCGCTGCGGAACACAGTGCTGCACCGTCACCAACAGGGCTTCCTGTGCTGAACGCATTGTTCAAAATAGAAGCTGCTTTGATTTGCTTGGTTTGCGCCATAGAGCGAGCCAAAGCTTTGGTGTAACGAGACGCCAGACGATCATACAGATTATCTTCAATAGCTTCCTCAGTAATAGAGAATGCAAGAGCGATAGTCTCATGTGTATACCGTGCGGTATATGTCTCTTGTGCATCATCAAATGTGATGGCAGAGCCTTCACCTTTGACAGGTGCTGTAGAAAATCCACCAAGCATTACCTCTTCTTCGAATGCTCTATCAGAGGTCTCTTCTTCAAAAATCTCTGTGTGTTCATTTTCGTAGCGGTTATATTCCAGACCGAACAGTGCGTTCAAACCTGGCTCTAGCTCTTTAGCTAGTTGTGCGCGAGATATAGCCATTATCTATGTCCCCCTTATATGCCAGTGCTTGCCGCTGTAGTCTGAGAATCAGAGCTAGAGCATGGAGCATTATGGTGGAAGTTAAAGCGAACTATGTAATTCACACCCGCAGCGTCAAAATCAAGGTTAGCCTCGTCACCTGAAAGGCCGACTATACGCATGATTAAGGTGGCTGTGGTTGCAACTGTTGAAATGTCCATTTCAGCAGTAGAACGCCCGTTGTTTGTTGAACCAGAGGCTCCGTTTGCTAAAGAGACGTTTGCAAAGATGTTTGACAACGCTGTCGCACGATCTGTTGAACTGCCGTCCGCAGCAATCATAAACAACTGATTTGGGTTGTCAGCAACAAAAGCTTTCACAGGAAAGTTTGTGTCTACACTGACGTTGTTGGACCCAGGCCAGAAGTTCTTAAAGACAGTCTTTTTTGTAGAACTATCTACGTACTCAACGCCCATAAAGACCCCAAGAGCAGGAACTGTACCACCGTTTGCCGCACCAACAATGTCAATTACACCAGCAGCCAATGGAATCACTGGCGAATACTGGAAAATTGCATTGGTGTTGTTCGATGCGATCTCATATTGAGTCACACCAGTAGTGTTTGCACCTGAACCTGTAAGGCCAATTGGACGCAGACCAAAAGCAGTATCTTGGTTTGCCATTTTTTTTCTCCAATCAGGTCCTAGTTTTTAGGACCACCAAAGGTTACACGCGACTGACGATCGGCGTTGCCGATCCTCATAGTAGAGTGAGAATTTTCTCTCATCATATCGTGGTCCACGGCATCCATCTGATCTTTAGTCCTACCATCAAAGTAGGCTTGTCTTTCGGCTACCGTTTCTAACGGAATACGAGCGAGAACTAATCCGCCAACTCCAAACACACCAGCATATTTACCTGATTCAACGACGGGTGCCTCAAAATCTGGGTACTCATCTTGGCGGACCAGTTCGTATCCTTCGCGCAGACGAGCAGAAATATTTTTCGTATCGTCAAATCCACGAACTTCGGCCCTGACCCAACGATGTTTGTATCCATCGGGCGCAGGTGGTGCGTCTAGCATAGACGGGGGAGCCCAAGGCTTGCGCCGTGTCTCTTTCTCCCTTGTCTGACTAGCACGAGAGCTACGATCAACGCCTACGTTCTTTGTAACTTGAATTTCAGCCATCACTAGCTCCTTCCTAGTAATTCAACTTGCCTTGCGTAATCCTCAAGAGAAACTCCTAATTTTTTTGCAATAGCAACTTGAGATGGGGTCAAACTGACCTTCTTGAGTCCAGATTTATTAGCAGTCCTAGATGCAGAAGCAACCGTCTGAACGGGTCGATTACTCTGTGACTGATTTGTGTCAAACTTATGCGGAAACTCCGTCTTAATTCGTTTGTCTAATTCATTATAGTACTCATCTGAGCTGGGGTCAAACCCTTCCTGCTCGACTAATTGCCTATGAATGCCAAAAGCCGCATAAGTCATGGTATTGTCTGCGCCAAACCATTCGTTTCTGTTCGCCCACTCCTCTGCTTTTGGATCCGCAGGTCTAGGTGCGGCTTGTTGTTGTTGCACGGGCTGTTCTTGAACAGGCTGTTCTTGGCGGCGTTTTTGTACCGCTTGAGCATTTTCAGCCTTGTCGGCAGAAACGGCAAGCTTTGCTAACTTTTCTTGCGCTTCTACTGCAGCGGCACTGTCCCCGACAGACAATGCCTGGCTCAAATCATTTTTAACTTGCGCTATTTCTGCGTCAACTCTATTAGAAAATTCTCTAACAAACCCTTGGTCCAGATTTTGCAATCTCGCCTTTGTTTCTTCTAATTCTTTTTTCACTCCTTGAGCATATTGGAGTGCATCTTGTTCGCGACGCTCAGCTTCTCTGCGAAGTTTTGTCAAACGATCAATGCGTTTTTTAGAATCTGATGCAGGTTTTTCTTGTGGCTCCTCTGAAGCCGCCTGCTCTACAACCTCAACAGCTTCTTCTGAAGGCGAAGCATCTACTTCTACCTCAACAGCTTCTTCTCTTGGCTCGACAGCCAAAGCTTCTTCTGATTTTTTATTTTCTTGGTTTTCCATAATGTTCCTCAACCGTGTAAAATGTCTTCAGGGTCAGATATCTTAGCAAGGATTTCATCATCGTTAAGTATCCGAACCTCACCACCTTCAATCTTAAAGCGAGAACCCGCATATCTTGCAAAAATAACCCAATCTCCTTTGTTGCACCAAGTGCCCAAAGGAAATTTGTCTTTATCTTCGTAAGCAAGAGGACCTACTTTAAGGACGTAACCCACTTGAGTGGATATTTCTTGATTTGCCAGTATCTGATCTGGAAGCAAAATGCCCCCTTCAGTTTTACCTTTACCCTTGTAAGGGAGAACCAATATACGCCAGCCTGTAGGCTCTGGCATTCTGTCCAATAGCGATTTATCAATTTTTGAAGGGTCGAGTACACGTTCTGAGGGATGTACCCAGGGAGAAGACGAGGCGTCTTCATTTGTAGTTTTGACTGCATCAGTCATCTATTAGCTCCTGTTTCTCTAGCAGGCTCTTGAGTTCCTGTTCAACATATTGCAGACCGTCAATGTTCCCCATTAACTGCCTGTAGTGTTCCATATCTTTAACTTCATTATTAACCAAAACATCTACAATGTTTTCTTTGCGGTCTCTAATAAGCTTAAGTATGAATTGTGCGAGAGTTATCTCATCCATATAAGATATTTACTATTTTTTCCTAAACTTGTCTACTCCTTTAATCCCTAAAGCTGCGGATATTGTAAGAAAAACTAGATACGTATACCACTCCGGTAATTCGTTCAAACGGTCAAAGCCGTTCTTGACTATATCTTCCATTCCTGGAATGAAAACTAATATCAATGGAATGAGTATAATGACGGTGACTATTTCATCCTTGATGGACGATTTTGTAGACTCAGCCATAATTAACTCCCACTTACTATCGTGGGTAGCCGCCGTTTTCATTATTTCAGCTTTTGCCTCTGCCTCAGTCTGTGCAAGAGTTGCCTTCGCCTTTTGCTTGGAAACTTGCCCCTCAACAAATGAGCCTGCCAACGATGCGATAGGTCCAATAAGAGCTTGAAACATGGGTTACTCCTCAATAAAATCTAAAATTTCTCCGTTTAAAACCATCACTTTTAATTCTTTACAGGACCACTTTTGCTCAAAATTATTGGTATGCCCCACATTACGTTTAATTTTACGCCTTATTGCCAAACATTCGCCAAGCGATTTATACGGCGTATACTCAACTTTTTCGCCGCCCATAACCAATAATAAAACAAAGGTAAGCTCAACCACCGTTTCGCATCTTTTCTAAATTTTCTTCTATTGTTGTTATTCTTTTTTCGTAAAACTCCAACGTCAATTTCTGTTGTTGATCATAGGGAGCTTTGCCGTCTTCTATTTGAGATTGAAGCTTTTCAAATTCTAAAGCAAGGTGTTCAATTAACATGAACTGTTCGCTATCTGCAGGAAGGCTCCCCATTTCCCCTCTAGGCCATTTAATTCTGAACTCTGTGTTATGTTGTACGTCAGATTCCATCATTGTGATATTGGTTTCAATCTGATTTAAGCGTTCAATAATGCCGAAGTAAGCCCACGTTGCTAGACTAGCTGCTGCAACCATAGACACAATATTACGTAAGGGTAATGCTACCTCTGTATTTTCATTTAACCTTGCTGGCATTTACTTCTCTGAGTTCAGCCATACCGCCAGACTGCCTGTCATGGCACCCGTGACAACTGAAATTAGTGAAGCCTGTTGAGTTGTTAAATCCGGCTGTGAAAGTGCCCATTCAATGCAGCGTATGTAAACACCTGTCATACACAGCATCATGAACCGTGGCAGTATCTTTAACTCTAACAGCTTTCTTGCTACATCTTCTGCGCTCATTAATCAAACATCCCTTTTAACCATGCTACCCAAGCAACAAGCCCTGCTACCATTGAAGCAACCAATAGACCCGCTGCCCCTAAACCAATTACTTCTGAGAGCTCTGCTCTTCTGCGTCTAGCCAACTCCTCTCGCACTCTGCGTTCTTTTCTAGCGTTTGCTTGAAACTTTTGCCAATCATGCCAAAGCCCCGGCCTTCCTGTGTATATCATTATTTGCTTTAGTTGTTCTTCTTTTTGACGAATACTTTCTAAGGCCATAAACTCTTCAAGATCAGACGAACGAACTCCCGACTTCTTTTTCTTATTACCTTTTCGCTGCAGCTCCTCTTTGGCTATGACAAAATCTGAAATAGCTCTTCCTGCTTTGGCAATATCTCCAGTGTTCTGGACAGCCTTCTTGATAATTGTAAAAGCCGCATTTGCAGCCGCCAGTTCCGCTAAAATTTTCGCCTCTTATCTTACTTGCAGCTATGGTAGCTGCCGCCCTTAATTGCTGCGCCCATGCCGCGAACTTTTGAGATACCCATAGCGGTCGGTACAGATACTTCTTTTGCTTCGCCATATGGCACACGACCTTGCCCCTCAATCTCCGCAAAAGGTTTAGCTTTTGGTGACTCTGTTGGGGTGTTTGTCACTATCTTTACTACACTCATTGTACGCTCCTATCTTTCATGCGTTCTCTTTCTAAAGCAGCCTGTATTCTAGCGGCTGTCTGCTCTTCTTGACTTCTAATACGCTCATCAAACTGACGAGATTTATCCATCATTTGAGCTTGTTTCAGGTTGAGCTCCCGCTCTTCCCGTTCCTTGTCATTCTGCTCTGCCAATGCGTCAAGCTGCAATTCCTGTTGCTTCAACGCTACTACAGGATCTGGTTGAGCGTTACCAGATAGCTGGCGACCCATGTCCTGTACGGCTTTCATCCCCTCAGCCATATACACTGCAGCCAAAGCATCAATCTCCATCTTAACTTCAGGAGGTATCTGCTGCTGTCCTTCCATGCCAGACTCACGCATGGCTCTTTCTACCGCATCTATCTGGACATGTTGGAAAACGTGCTTCTGAAGGTTCATGGCAACCATTGGGTTCGCCCCTACAAGCGGTGAACCGCTCATAACAAGGTGCGCCATAATGTGCGCCTCATGATTCTGCCCAGGAAATGCCTGCATCTTCTTTCCATCAAGTGCTTCTTGGTTTTCTTGGGCCGGGTCCTTCGGTGTAGGCTGCTGTGCCTCTTCATTCATCAAATACTTATCAATATCCCGTACACCCAAGGCTTCGTACATGTCCCGATAGACCTCATACATGTTGTGTATTTGTGGGGCCTGGGACGCAAGCTGCATTTTGGTTTGTGCAAGAGCAATCCGTTGTGCTTGAGAGAATACATTGGGGTTGGAAACAGGTATTACGTCTATTCGGTCATCAAAATCCTGCGCCTTTACTGCAGAATCTACGCCTTCAATAGAGTATGGGTAAACAGGCGGCAGACTCTCTGCCATAACCCTTGAAAGCAACTTAAATTCAAGCTTCATCGCGTAATGAAGGCGTTTATGGACCGCGCTCATCACACGAGAGCCCTGCTCCATCATTGCGATTGTAGTCCCTACAGCAGCCTGTTGGTTGCCATCCCCTACCTTGAGGTCTGTTATGGTCGCGAATCGCCTGCCTGCGTCAACTACAAAGCCTAGAAGGTTAAATAATGTGCCGTCAGGGCCTTTAAACGGCAGGGGCATCAGACTATCCCGAATTGCACCCCCAGGAGCGTCTACATCCCTAAATTCACCCGGCTGCAAAGGCTCATCATCGTCTCTTATCCGTAGGCCACGAGCTTTGAAGCCTGCGGGCAGGTTAGAAAGCGTCCCTGCATCTATCAATTGCCGTAAAGCTGCAGTCGCTGTCCTTGAAAGACCGCCAATAGTGTGAATAAGCCCCAATCCATAGAAACCAAAGCCTGGAAGGAACTTATAATGCACAAAATACTGGATTTTTTCCATGTTTTGGTCATTTTCGCGGTAGTTTCTGCGAATTGACAGTATTTGACCGTTGTCCTGAGAGATAGTTACGATGTATGGCAGCTTGATTCCTGTTGGTTCGCCGTCCTGACCCTTGTCTTCATACCCCTCAAGGTCCAAATCGACGTGACATTCCAGCAAGGTGCAGTCATAGTCCACAGATGACGGTTCAATTCCGGTAATACGATCGAGTTCAGAGCCCAAATCGTCATCCACCGCCTGTTGCGGCAACACAGGTATGTCCCTGTAAAAGCCCCCAATCTGCTTTTTACGCAATTCGTTCAAGCTCATACGCACGACATGCGTGATATTGGGGCAAGTTTCTAAATCAGCGGTTTCATAAGGCACTACTAGATGCTCTGCAGCTATAAATTTGCTTACAGCTCTGTCGATACCCTCGTCATAGTAGACTTTCTTAAAGGTACTCCCCGCTAAAGGTAAGTAAAACAGCATTTGGTCAAACTCAGGGGTGTACTCCTCCATCACATTCGTGATGTAAAAGTTCATAAAGTCCTTTACACGCTGAGCTTGGTCAGACTTTGCTGCGTCTGCTGACCCGACAATAGCAGTACGCACGGGTCCACCCGCTGGCAGCAGCTCATTGAACGCCTGAGCTTGGAACTGCACCGCCGCTTCAGCCAGCAACGGATGCGTGACGCCTGACGCACCTCTGAAAGGCTCCGATCTTTCTGAATAATTGAATCCCAATAATTCCAAACCGTTTGCATAAGCATCTTCCCATTCCTGTCTGCTAGCTTTGTTAGCGTCAAAGTCACTTGTAAGCTCACTTGCAACCGCCCCAAGCGTTCTGTCGTCCAAATCCTCTGCTAAATTGGCGTAAAAACCATTGTCAGGCATGTCTGTAGACGGTTCAAAATCTACAATGGCCCCACCATCCTCCGATATTTGTATGTCAAACTCACTTTCAATAGGCATTTCAAGACTGCCAGGGGCTTCAATCTCCACCTCTGCCATCAACTCTTCTTGATCTATCTGTGGATTTTGATTCTCTACCAAAGAAATAGGGGGTCTAACCATTTACAACCTCACATCCGCAACGCGGGCTCATACCCTTTATAAAGACAGGTGTTCCCTCGCCCATGTATGCGCCTGTCACATTAAAATCCATGAACTCTATCGCCTCTGTCAAAGACATGCCGTCTCGTTTCCGCAATATATCCACACATTTATCCCAATCGTAAGCAATCATCACGGGAAGTCCACATCTTTCAGCAGATCCAATGATTGCCTCATCAAACCCGTCCGCTTTCAACATGACTACTTCTTCGTCAAACTCTTCTTCTATCATAGCATATCCCTCCATTATTGCATATGTTTGATAAATTCTGCGATACCAGCCTTAACTGGGCCGCCTTTTGCCATTCCTATTTGAGGCCCCGCATATTTAAATATGTTAGTAAAAACATCTTCAATATCCATTTCGCCTCGTTTCACCTTCCTAATATTTTTGCTTAATTCCCTTTCAGAAGTCTTTTTTGTGTGTCGCCTATTTAAAAGAGCTTGAGACGGACCCGCACCTTCTGTCGCTTTTAGAGGAATATTTCTTTCTCTTAAAACATCTAAAGCAAGCAAAGGATGGTCCTCTGCAGTTGCAGGAGGGGCAAACATGTCAGAATCTTCATATAAATCAAATAATTTACCTTTTGTTTCAGGGTTTCCCAGTAAATTAAAATACACATTACTTGAACGATTTGGGTCCGCACCTTCTTTTTGAGAACGGCCCGCAGCATAAAGAAGAGCTGCATACCCCTCTATTCCAAATTCTTCAATTAGTTTCTCTGGGGAGGCATTATCAAGTAATAAATTAGCTTGAAAATTACTCTCTACGGCTTCTGCAAACTCATTAGCACGAGATTCTACTTCTCCCCCCTTCTGCATAAAAGGAATAAACTTGGCTATTCCTGCTTTTACATGACCGCCTTTTGCAAACTCCTGTGGCTGGTTCGTGGGCCGCGTTTCGGTCAACGCCGCCCCTGTACCAATGCCCACGGTCCCCGCAAAACCGTATTTCTTTAAAATATCTAAAGTAGCCGCATCAAAAACAACGTAATTATAATCGTCTGCTCCGGGGTCTAACCTATCGTACCGCGTACCACGGGTTGAATACTTCGTTCCTTTTATGCCGTTATTGTTCAATAAAATAGAAATACGCGGGTCATCTAAACTAGAACCACCATAGAATTTGGCAATGGACAACAGAACTCCCTGACCGTCAGCCCGCCCCCGTTCGACCTCCTTAATCAACTTCTCATCGCCAATCTTACGAGCGATTGCTGAAACCTTTTCACGAACAGCAGGGTGCTGGTCCTCCATTGAGCGATAGAAATCAATCATTTCGGTACGCGGATCAATGTCCATAGCTACTTGCATAAGCGTACCGTCAGAAGGTCCAAGACCTATAACCTCAAAACCATCTCGCTCCACACCCGTCTTCTCATCAACGTGAACTGCGTTTTTCAAACGTAAAGTTTTACCGTCATCGAAAGCGTAGTCTGTAAAGCCCCCGGTTAAATTTGTATTTACATTGTCCTCGCCAATGCCATAAACCAATTCATCGAGCAAATTTGAGAACTCTTCGTTATCTTCAACAAAAAGCTTTGGTCTTCCTGTGTCAGGGTCTGTCACACGATCTGTGTTAAACCGTCCAACAACCATGTTCAAATCGTCTTCATCTGCAAAAGGGTCTAACTCTTTGCGAAAACCTACGTTGCGTTTGTATGTTTCGCCCACCTGACGAAGATCCGAAAGATAAATACCATGACCAAACATGTTTGCTCCTTCACCTGTCTTTACATAGTGAAGATCAAACTTATCAAAATCAGTTCCTGCCCCGTGCCAAGTCTCAACTTTACGGCGACGAGCGGCTTCATTTATTTTTGGAACCATGCCCTGAATGCCGCCTTTACCTGTTGGGTACTGAACTCCCATAGGGCCGACTTCTTTAATTACGTCCTGCATGTCAAAGCCGCCTGGAGCAAACACTTCGATAGGAGCGGTCGCAGCTCTCATTTTGAGCTCATATAGTCGGCCATCTATTCTCTCTAATGCAGCAGGAGAAGTAGCCTTTCGTCGCGAACTTTCCAATTCACGAATTTCCGCAAACAGCTTCTCCCTTTCCTCAGAGCTTCGAGCAACCTTTTCCCCAATTATTCTTAAATAATTTCTATAAGAGTCTTCAGTAATGCCCAAAGCTTTCATTACTTTTTGTTGTTTTTGTATCGCGCCTTGATATCTATTAGCCATTATTTCTTTAGCGCGAGCCAAAACTTCTTCACGCATAGCGAGATTATTAGGATCTAATTTAGCCCCTTGGTACATGGGACCTGGATAAACCATCGCACGAGAACGCATGTTATTGGGCATATTATTTTGCGAAAGAATATCATCACGAGCCATGTTTAAAGCTTGATAAATTCTACCATTTTCGCTTTGGGGGTTTGCCTGCGATAAGTTGCCCATACTGTAGGTTCCTTGATCAAGGCCAATTCTTAGGTTCCGGTCAACTTCATCTAGGCGTTTTACAAACTCATCAGAAACTTTTTGATAATCAGTCAGAGTAAAAGCCATGCCCCCTTGAGGTAAGCCCTCTACGTCTTGCAATAAATGCTGTAACTCGTGGATCATAATGCTTCTAAATTGATCTGGGTCACTAGAATCAAGCTGATCTGCTCTTATTGTAATGCGGTTATCATACGAACTATAATGACCTAATTCGCCATTTGGGGTCGTTTCAGAAATACGAAGTTGATATTGATTGATGAAATCCCCATACGCCTGCATAATAGGGTGGTCAGAAGGCAAATGCTCTGACAAAGGACTGTCAAAGAATTTTCCAAAGCCAGGTTCTGTCGGAAGGCTTATGTTATTGTCTAAATAAGAAATAACATTCCCCCCATCCAAAGATTCATAATTAAAAAAGTCGTACATGTCATGGACAATGCTTTCCGTTGGGGCGTCTGTCCCAAAATTAATATCGGAAAGATCTGCTTCAAATTCAGTGTAAAAAGTTACGGTTGGTTTTCCGTCTGCGTTATATATAATGGAGGGCCCTGTTCCAAAGCCTGTTTGCTTTTTTGTCTCTCTGAAAATATCATCCGCTAAAGAGTAAACATTTTCTTCGTTTGCAAAGTCAGCTTTTTTTGCCTTGTATAACTTTTCAGCTAATTCTCTTGATTTTGTAATTTCAGGAAAAGCTCTAGCCGCCTCTTCGCCACCCATCATTTCTGTCCTTGACGTGTCGGGCAAATCTTGATCCGGGGACCGTGGTACGGGAACTATCTGTCCGTCAGGTGTGACCGCGACAGGAGTATTTTTGTTTTTCATATATTTTATAAAGCTTGCAATGCCGTCACTTAAAAGATCCGCTCCTTTAGCGGTGGCTATCTCCCCCAAACCTAGAGCACCCCCCACAAAACGTGCATCATCCCGCATTTTTTGGCGTAACTCTGTAGGGGCTTTGCCAAAAGTTTTCTCCCTTAAAAGCTCAGAGCCCGCTATTTTATCTAGCCCCTGCATTTGTTGAAGCATCAAAATATTTGATGTGACTGGAGGTAGAGAAGCAGCCCCTTTGCCTACTAATCCTGCAATATCAGCAAAGCTGCCTAAAAGTTCCGGCCCCATTCCTTCCAAAAGACCTTTAAGGGTTTCTATGCCCTCACCTGTACGGTCATACCCTTCCGGGTATCTTCGGGACGGTACTAAAGAAATTTTTGATTCAGCCATAATATGCGCGGACCTGAGTATGCTTATCTTCGTCTATGTCCCAATCGTCCGTGGGCAGCGATACAAAGTTACCTTGCCGATAACGCATCAACGCTTGGGTCATGCTGTCAACAAGGTCATCATACTCTCCATTTGGAAACGCTGCAACTTCTTCAATAAGCTCATCGGCAAAGGTTTCATCAGGGGCGTACACCATGCCTGCCTCAAACAAAGGCGAGACCGCATGTACCCTTGAAACCTTGTCATTACCCCGTGATGGAGAGAAGTTAACAACAGGAATGCCGATATTGCGTAATTCATGCGTTAAAGGCATACCAGAAGCTTTCGCCTCAATTATCACCGTTTCTGGCTCCCAGAAGTTGTATTGATCCCAAGCTACCTGTTTTAACTCAGGAAAATCCCACCGCCCCTTCTTACTGTCTAACAAAATTAACCCTCTAGGGCCCCCAGCCTCCTCTGGCCTGAAGACACCCCAAGTTGTGATTGCAGAAAAATCCGCTGTCTCCTTCTTTGAAAACGCAGTATCATAGCTCTGTATTACATACTCAAGATTGGGCACATCCTCTTTTTCCCACCTTTGCCACCACTCTCGTGGTATAATAGCGTTTTCCTCGCCCGTGGGCCGTTGTTGGTACTGAGCGTTCCATTTCGAGGGCGGAATGGACGCTTTTACCTTCTCTAAATCATCTTTTGACCAAAACTCAGGCCATGTCGGGTCCCCATCATCTAACAAAGCAGGCAGCTCAACTATCTCCCACTGGTCCGCTTTGGGGTCTTTATTCATCTGTCGTATAAGTTGCCCGGTCAAATCCTTCTGAGACCACCGCGTCATAACCAGAATGATAGACCCACCCGGCTGTAGTCTCTGTCGGGGGCCCCCAGTATACCAATCCCAAGCGTCATCAAACCCGTTATTCGACATCGCAGTCTGCTCAGAATGTGGGTCGTCAATGATAACAAGGTCTCCCCCGCGACCCGCAAGGTTTGATCCCACGCCAACCGCATAATACGTGCCGCCCCTGGCGGTATCCCAACGACCAGAAGCTTTACTGTCGGCTGAAAGCTTGGCTTCAGGAAATATTTCTGTGTAATCTTCCCTGTCCAAAAGGTTTTTGACCTTACGACCAAAGCCTACGGCAAGCTCTGTGGTGTGCGTCGCCTGTATTATTTTCATATTTGGATTGCGGCCTATAAACCATGCAGGCAGAAAGTTCGACGCAAACTCAGACTTTGTATGTCGCGGGGCCATGTTGATAATAAGTCTCTTGAGGGACCCATCAGCCACCCTTTGGAACTTCTCTGCGATGATTTTGTGATGCTCACCTGCTATGAACTCAGGCCACATGGCGCGAACAAAGGTCAGGAAATCCTTGCGACAGGAATCTATCCTATCTAATTGAGCTAATCTTAACTGAAGTTTGACCGCTCTATCTCTTGCGTCTTCACTCATGCCTTTTCTTTCGTCTCAACTTCTTCGTTTAATATACATTTTCTTTGAAAAAAGATAACTGGTGAAAAATTCTGCTCGACGTTCAACGCTAATTGTTCCAATCTTTGCCCACATTGCTCTAGAGACGTGTAGGGGCCCCAATCATCTCGTATATTAAAGCACTGTGGGTTTTGTCCTATACACACTACCAATAAGACAGTAAACATGCTCACCTCCTTTGCAGGGTTTTACCTTCATTATATGCGATATTTTATATAATGATATCATTTTTTTACCTATTGTTTGTGAAAAACATGGACTACGTCGTCCTCTGGCGATCGCCCCTGGACGTCAATTTTTTGACGCGGGCCGTAAACCATTGTTTTTGCTTAAAATTAAGTCTACACGGGCCCCGATCAATAAAACTGGATCAATCGTTAAAAACTAGATGCAGCGTGTCATGATCCGTGGCGCAGCTCCCACAATTCACTAACAATCGATCACGGATCACGGGTCATGGCGTCCAGTGATAGGTTTACAGCTCCGCCAGTTCGGCCCGTTGGGCAAGTTATCTGCTTTTATGTCACGGCTGCACCTCGGATTCCGACGCGGGAAAGTCGAATTTCAAGCCGATCGATGTATAAACACCCGCCGATCGATCACGAGCTCGACGAGAATCAAGCAATTTTTGGCATTTTTTGGCAATTAAGTGCGTCTGGCGGGAAAAATCGAGGTGCAGCGCGATGAATTTATTGATTTTGAGCAAAAAACCGCAAAAACTGGCTAAAAACTGCGATTTTCAGGCTGATCAGCGTGTAAACATACGACAATTAATCACGAGCTCGACGAGAATCGCGTTAAAATGGGCCTATTTTTAACAAAAGACAAAAAAAGGCCCGCCATATAAGCGGGCCGGAGTCGTTAATTGTGGGGCTTATTTGGGCTTTTTAGACCTGCCAAGATCTCCAGCAATGTGATGACGGATTACAGCTCGCGGGCCAAGCTGGCCCATAAACTGATCGAGCTGCTCCGAATCGCTAAGCTGCTGATCAGAGTCTTTTGTGTTCTCCCATTGTCTCCGGACATTGTGGTAAGCCGCATAGCATCCGCCCTGCTCTTCGAGCTGTCCAGCAGCTCGCTTGCCGGATCCATGCCCAGAAAAAATAACCGGATAATCACGATCGCCCCGTGCGCACAACGGCTTTCCGTCCCCGCAATCAATACAGCTGAAATTATCCAGATATTCGGCAGGGCATCTGACAAGAGTCGTCCCGTCATATTTTGAAGATCTAAATGATTTCGACTCGCGCCAAAATGATTCATCAACAATAGAGACGGCGGGCTGGCCCCGTTTAATCCACTGTACGGCCTGTTGGAAAGTGTCGGCAGAAAAATTGATCACTGTTTTGGTTGGGCCCAAAAGGGCTTTATACCATTTGGGGTGAAAGTGAGAGTAAGTCATAGATTCACCCGCTCTGGGCTTAGCGTTCAAAACTGCATCCATATAAACCAGATCAGGCATGTCTGAACCGCAACCGCTTGGATTCAGGCTGCAGCTCTTTGGGCAAGTGTCAAAAACAGACTGGTCACCCGCCCTATATGTCACGGCGCAGCCCTTAGTTTTTGTAGCTCTGCTTATTTCCACTGTCTTTAACATTGCTCAATTCTCCGACCATATGAGTCAAGCTCCGTGTAAACTCGACGCTGAATTAAGTGCACTATGTCTGCGGTTTCGTGCTTGTCCGGTATATCGTACAGATCGAGCTGCCAAAATTTTCCGCCGTATTCCATAATTACCCCGACGTCATCCCCATGTATTGGGTGCTCGTAAAACTTGCGGCCCGCGACTTTAAAAAGCGGCTTGAATTTTGTAATTTTGTGCATTTTTGAATCTCCATTAATTGCACTGTTTTGATGAATATAAGACTAACCCCATATTGGGCTTTATGTCAAAAAAAAAGCCCAGATCTGACTCTGGGCTTTTCTTAATGTTGAAGCTGCTGTTAGGCTGCTATACTGGCCCGACTCACGCTAGCCCAATTGGCGGGGCTCATGTTTAAAACATCCCCGCCCAGACGTTGCCATTCATCGACGTGATCAGCTTCAGCATTATTCGCGCAAGCTGTCACGGCGTTCATGAGGGTGGCGCGGCTTATCGGCTGGCCCTGCTCATATCCAGACTGGCCGATCGTATTTAAAAGCCCGTCAAAAATTGTGCTTGTTTGCTTTTTAGGAATTGCAAGCACTTTGCCAAGCTGTTCAACCGCGCCTTGCGTGTAGGTCCCTTCAATCACGTCCCCTGCTGCTGCCTTCATCTGCTCCAGTACAGCGTCGAAAGATTCGCGGCTGGCATAATTGCGGGTAATGTCGCGCAGCTTCAAGCCAAGTGCCGCATTATCCGCATTTTTTGCTTCGTCTGAAAGAATGCTCCAAGTGTCATCATCCCCGCGAGCTGACGTAATGTGCGAGCTGCGCGACCTGTTTTGCGTTTGCATTCCGTTTAAGCAGGCCAGTGTCCAGTTAATCTGAAACACTTGAATAGAGCCCTGACCAACCTCAGAATTACTGATACCGATTCCCAGTGCCATAACATCACCAACATTTGCGCCTTCGCCAATTATGGTCTCAGACTTGAATCGGGCATAAAGCCTTTTTTCTGTAATGTCTGCGTTTTGGATTTTCCACTGGGCGTCTGATTCCATCAGCTCAGGCAAAACAGTTTCAATCAAGTGCACATTGTCAAAAGTCTTGAACTTGTCAGAAACAAAAGCCCGTGCAGTCCCATAAGTTTCGGTGTCCATGTGCGTCCGGATCATGCGGGTCACTGGTTCATTTTGCCATATAGCATTCACAAGTCCGTCCCATTCTTCAGGATAGCTAGACTGCAGCCGTCTAGCAGTCCGCACGTCTATTCCAGCACGGGCTGCTATCTGGTCAAAAGCAACATCATTGATCCATAAATGTCTAGTGGGCTCACCGCCCTGACCCTCCAAAATAATTGAAGACTTACGGGGCTCTAATAATTCTGCAGTTTTATAAAAAGCTTGGTCAGTTGGCACTAGAAAGTCCTGTGATCTAGCAGCCTGATCCTGCACCTTTAGCATGAGGTTTTGTAAAGTGTTGCCTTCGTTTTCAATAACGTGTGTCATGTCTAAATCTCCATTATGACAGTTGAATTATTATTGTTATAGGCTTTGTCCTATATACTGTCAAACAGAAATTTTAAAAAATTCCCCCGCCAAAATGTGACGGGGGATCTTTTAAAGTTTAGGCCATTTAAGCTTTTTTCTTTTATAAGGTTTTGAGGGCTCTTTGCCCTGCGGATAAAAAAGCCAGTGATATATTTTGATCAAGAACATGCGGCAGTTTCCATAACGACTTCTTCGTTGTACTCTTCATCATCATGCTGACGGGTTTCTTTTGTGATAATGAAGCCTTCCCGATTCACGTAATGGCGGGGGTCTGTAAATGTCCAATGAACTCCCTCTTCTGTGTCGGTAATAATGACGGCCCAAATATGTTTCAAAACACTTTCTTTCCATTCGCCTGTCATGTCTGCGGGAGACAAGTTTTGTCTGTCTGCTATTTTGGCGAACGCTGCATTAAGTGTTAGGAAGTAATCTCCATTAGGGTCTCTGATTTCTTCATAGGGAAATTCTTTCGCCTCAATAGTTCTTTCAATTGTGAAGTCGTGCCCGTCATCCGTTCGCTTCCAATTAAACTCATCAGGATTAATTTTTGCCAATTCAAAAGCTTTTTCTTCACTTTCGGCAATGACTATGGCCTCATAGCCCACATCTTTTGTTGCTATAACTTTAAAACTTTTCATTTTTTTTCCTTCTCTATAATTCCAGTGAATTTAACATAAACAGACTCACCACGGGCCTGTTCAGCAGCCTCTACTGCGTCTGCCCTGTGTTCATTAAGCTCATAAAAATCGACATTGGTATTTTTAACAGCTTGCCAAAGTAAGTCAAAAAACTGCTGCCTGTTCATGTCAGTGCCCACATCTTTCGGCATTATGCAAACTTCACGCTCACAATCATGACACCATTGTGAAATGTCATCGTTATGCCATTGTTTGCGGCTGTTACAAAAAAACCTATTTGCAACCCAATCACTGCCGCCGCACTCCTCACAAACATGAGGTGTTTCTTCAAAACTAAACATTGTGAGTCCTCAAATACCATTCTTTATATTTTTTGTAGGCCAACAGCTTGTAGGCGTACAAGTCTGCGAACTCCCAATCTGCTATAGGGTCAAAATCATCAAAGACGGTTTCTATCTCATTCTCAATCATCACCATTAATGCGTTAGCTTCTGGTGGGGATAGCTCAAGAGGTTTAAGAATTTTCTGTGTTGTTTTCATAGCAAGCCCCCCAGCATATAAGTCATAAAATCATTTTGCTTTGTGATAACGCCATCAGAATATTTATAGATGCCATGCAGCTCCATGCCCTCACGTTTCTTTTTACAAACGTGAATCATGTCCCCATCTTTCAAACTGTCTGGAAATACGGAAAGAGTGTGAGCTAAAGCAGGCCCAATATCAGAAAGTTTCTTTGCTTTAGAATAAATAGAAAAGCCGCTGCTACGCTGCTTTGGGGTTGCATACCAATAGGTCATGCCCATCTCCTTTAGTTACTGTTGACGACTAAAGGATAAGTCTTATACAACAAATGTCAAGTCTAAAAATTCTTGCCAATTTATTGGATTAGAAAATTTAAACTGGGGCTCTAACAACAATCCTCTGTCCACCAACTCAATTGCTTGTTCCCCGTTATAGACAAAAATGTCTGCATTTTTTGTGTGTACAAAAATATAAGTTGGGGCGTGTTTGTGCTGAGTCATCCAAGACACTTGGTGTGGAGATAACCGGACGGCAGAGCCCTTTGTTGTTTTTAACTCTACAAAATAAAATTTTCCCAATTCAGAACAAACGACAAGATCAGGCACACCAAGAGAAGCCCAACTCTCCAAACGGGTGAGTCGGATATTAGGCCGACACTTCTTCTGATGTTTCCGAAATTTCTGATAAAAGCTCGACTCCAGATTTTTCTTCTTCTGGGGTGATGTTGATAATATCGTGTCCATGCTGGTCTTTTAATTCCTGCAAAGCCTTTTCAACTTCTTCACGAGACATGCTGTCAATCGACCCATGTCTAATTTCAGACTTATTAATGTAAATATTTCCCTGAGCCTGCCCCCTACGATATTCAGCTTGGACGGCTGCAGAGTATGCCCCATTTTCAATAGCCAGGTCACGTATGCGCTGCATGTCACGGACATGACGGGCAAAAGTAATGCCGTACTTTTCATCCAACTCTGCCCTGTATGCTTTTATAGCAGCTACAACATTTGGGTGCATGTTTGAATTAGTAAGCTCAGAAGCTTTCACATGTGCAGACTTTTCAGGATAGCCTGCATTTATAGCGGCTTGACGTTTTGTAATCATACCGTCGTTTGCAACAAACTCTTTCACAAACTTCTCTTGTTTGGGCGTCAGAGGAGTTTCTATGCTTTTACGAGGTCTACCTCTAGATTTTTTGACGACTTGCATTGTAGCCCTTTATATAGCTTCCTATCCTAAAACTAAATGAATAAAGCTATTTTGGCAACCAATAGGAAAAAAGTTACATGTTACAAAAAAAGTTACAAAATTATTTTTGTATATATATGTTATTATTGTAGAAATTGCCTGTGTAACATTTTGATCATTTGAATCGCCTTAAAAAAATGAAAAAAATATTTTTTTGTTAAATCTGTACATATATAAGTTTCACAGCAAGCAACCCCTTATCCAGCAAGGGTTACAGCGTAACTTTTTTGTGTTTGAAAAGTGTTACAAAAGTTACACCCTGCTCTGGTCATCGCAACAGAACAGGGTGTAATTGTCAATCAACAGCAGAATGGAGATTCTTGCATACATAACCCTAGTCCGTGGGCCGTGCATCGTCAAGTTTTTTTTTCAGCCAACTTTTTTAGAGTCGACATTCACCCAATGCTGGTAACTCTTGTTAAGAGAATTAAACCAGTAGTCCATAAACTCCTCATGAGTGAGGTTTTTGTCTTTGGACTTTTTCATTGTGGTGGACGTCAGCTTAAAAAAGCCGATTGGCACAATGGTGTTTGCCGTTTCGGACATCCATGAGAGGCCACCGTTATCATTAACTTCGGTGGTTTCATACGGCGCATACCACACTTGAACAAAGTGAGGGTACGGCCCGTTTCGATCCGCTGCTTGACGAGCAGCCGAAACTGGATCTTTATCACAGGCCCACGTTCCACGATAACCCGCAGTTGATGCAAAGAAAGTGTAGCCGTTAGGCAGAACATAATCAGAAGTGTCGGACATGACAATCCCTTTCTCCGGAGAAGCTCTCCGGTGCTGGTTAGTTATTCACAATGTCAAACATCAGCTATAGTATACAACTTATCCCATACAATGTCAAGTAAAAAATTTTTAAAAAACTAATCATTTCAACACTGTCAAAAAATTGACACGTCAAAAAATTGGCGTCAAATTATTGACTTGACAATGTATGGGCGTTGTGGTATACTGTACAATGGAGAATTTTTTAAAATTTCTTCACGCTATTTGACATCGTAAATATCAATCAACAGCAAAGGAGATCCATGTGACTTGCCTTATGATAGAGCCTGTGTCCAATATGACAGCTAACCATGCTGTTTGTAATTGGCACAGACACAACGACCCGTTGCCTGACTTACACCTGTCGTTTTGTTATGGTCTGTATGAGTATAACAGATTGGCTGGAGCTGGCATCGGCTGCAAGACATTGTTAGGTGTTGCTATGGTAGGTAATCCTTGTGGTAGACCAACGGGCCCGGACCGCAAGCTTATCCTTGAAATTAGAAGGGTATGTTTTAAGCCTGGGGTCAAGTTCCATCAATTGCGTCGTTATTATACAGACAAAATTTTTAAAGATGAAATGTCTAAAAGAGTTATGCCTGTACTGGTTCGCAACTTAGACGGGACGCAGCCGTTTGCTCAAGGTAATGCCATCAATGCTTACACTGTGCCAAGCTTCTTTCTTCGCGTCGCAGAGTTTTATGTAAAACAAAAATTTACAAATATCAAAAAACTGTGGACGTACATACAGGAGACAGAGGACGGCAGATATATCAGTGAAGCTGGCTATCACATAGACCATTATGTGAAGAGCCGTGGGCCGCGACACGTCGCAAAGTTACGGTTTGCTAAAGAACTTTAAAAAAGAACGACGGGCGATTTATATTTCACCCGTCGTTTTTTATTTCTCAAACGCGACCAGTCGAAGCGTCGTTTAGTGGACCGTGTCATCTGGTAGTTCTGCTGCTTTACGTGCAAAGCTGTCTGCGACTGCTATCATTTCGGACACGGTTTCAGGATCAGCGCAGCTTCGATAAGCACATTCGATAATCACTGTAAGCAGCCCGACCATGACCAAGGGCTCGTGTTGTGCGTCTCCTGCCTTTGTAGCTTTAGAAATTTCTTCAAGAGCATCGACACCCATGTGATACCCGTGTTCGAAGTCTTTACTGTCACTATTGACTATGAGGCGCACTAATTCGGTCATCCCTGCAATATCCTGTTCCAGTGTTTATTTATAACAGAAACTTCTTGATGCGCTTCACGAGAGTAACCACGGTCACGCAGCAAATTTTGATTATGCAGGTTAACTACCTTTTGAATGGCTTCCATCGACTCATGCCACTGAGGACGTAGGCCCTCCACATAGCCAGCTTTATTCACCATATCTTTTACGGTTTCATCATCCATATGCTTATCTTCCTATTTTTGGGACTTTTGATCAATTAGTATTATTTTGTGAGTCAAATCACCAAACAGGTCATCAAGCTTTGCAACTGCAGTCATATCCTGATATTTGATATCTTCTCTATTCAAATAACGCAGATGCAAAGTAGTCAACAAATTCCTGGTGTTTCGCAAAACGGTTAAATCATCTTCAGTAAAAACTACGCCTTGTGGGCGGTCTGCCTGTTTAATTACTTCGCCCGCAACTTTAAGCTCGACTTTACGCGGGCGACCAACTTTCTTTTTATCTTCTGTCATTCTGTTCTCCTTGACAACCATTGAATAGGTCACTAGTATATAAGAGTTATTTTATATAAGTCAAGAGGAGTTTTATATGAACGCCGCAGACATGAGCGTAGAAGAATTTAAAAGACATCTGGCGGACATGCGCGACAGGCTTTTCTATTATAAAAACTATAATAAAGAGACGGGCTCGAAGCGTGATGACCCAAAGAGCAAACGCACTTACCTGACTCAGAAGCGTGGGCAGGGGTTAGCGAGCGGTTCGCTAAAGCGTCGCAAGCCTATGCGTCATCAGCGTCCATACTAGTGCGGTTAATATGTAGATATGTTTGTGTCGATGATCCCGTGCCGGAAGGCTGGACGTTACACAAACTATATGGTCATCATGGTGCAAATGGATATGGAGTAATTACAATGGCTGACAACAGAGAAAAGGATGATTTCTATCCAACGCCTCCTGAAGCCACAAAGGCTATGATGGCCCGTTGTCCGTGGTTAAAGTTGCCTGAAGAGGGGAACAAGTATGCCATATGGGAGCCCGCGTGTGGCGAAGGTCATATGTCAGAAGTTTTTAAAGAAGCAGGGTTAAGCACATACAGCACGGATCTCGTGGACCGTGGTTATGGTGACGCTCACGGTGTAGATTTTTTAATGGAGCAGAAGAGCTTTGCTCCGTGGATAATTACAAACCCTCCGTATAAGCTTGCCAATGAGTTTGTAAAACATGCGTACAAACTCCAGGTTGAGAACAAGCAGGGCGAAGGGTTTATATTTTTGTTGCGACTAGCATTTTTAGAGGGACAAAAACGGTATACAGAAATTTTTAAAGATATGCCGCCCAGTAAAGTGCTAGTGCATACAAAGAGGCTGACCTTGATTCGGGGCGACCACGAAGAAGCGTGGTATGGTTCGGGCAAGACAGCTATGGCGTGGTTTGTCTGGGAGATAGACCCATTTACGAAAGAAGGGGCTCAGCCCCGCATTCAATGGTTATAAGGAGACCAACATGTTGCATAAGTTTTTAAAATTGTTTTTCCCATGCTTTGCGAAGTCAGAAAAGCTTGAGCCGTTTAAACATCCGCAAGAGGAGGGGGTTCAAGATATGTTGAATAAAGCGAGGGAGAAGAAAATGAAAGCCGCACCTAAAAAGCGGGGCAGGCCAAAGAAGAAGAAATAGGGCAGAGATATTTGGGATCGGCTGGTTAAAACTTTCTCTGCCCCTTTTGTATACGAACTTTTTAAAAGAGCAGCTTAACTGGTTGCTCTTTTTTCTTGTTCCATATAGGGATTGTCGTCCTGCATAAGCAAAGAAGCCGTAACGCCAAGGTTATATAACGCTTCCTGCATTGGATTGTCGGAGGCTTTGCCCCGCTCAGATAGAAAAACCTCGATAGGTTGGCCTGTCTTTGGATGATAACTTACAGTTACAGACAGCCCCATGCCAACTTCCTTCGTTACACAAGGTCTTCGGGTAGGTAAATCCAACATATTTCACTCCTCATTTGTTTGATTCTATCAGTCTATAGAGAAGGTAAAGTTGAATCTAGATATTAATCTGTCTCTTTTATCTCATATCCTTCAGTTCGGCAAAACACGTCGAACATGACGCGAAGCTGACCGGATATACTTCGGTTTTCTAATTCTGCGATCTTCTTAATGCCTTTGTATACTTTGATAGGCACTAACACTGATTTCCATTTCGACGTATCCATAAGACCCTTCTCCATAATTCCCTGGCAAGGACAGGGCCTCAAATGAGGGTTGGATCCCTGCCCTTACCTGTGAGATAATATAAGACATTATACTAGAAATAGCAAGAGAAAACCTACATACTCTCGCCCCAGTTGTCTCCTATCTCAATATCTGTTTTCATTGGCACTTCTAGCTCTATTGCATCGCACATAATCTCTGCTATATTTTTAGCGGCCTGTTCATTTTCTATGCTGAAAGCGAGCTCGTCGTGCACCTGCAACAACGGCAGGCATCCCTCTTTGTACAAGTTTACCATTGCTTTCTTTGTCATGTCCGCAGCCGACGCCTGTATTAAACGGTTTAAAGCTTTGTATGCCTTGGACCGTTGCAGGGGGACCGTGGGCCCGTAATGTGCGCGGGCCTCATCATACTTCATGGCCTTGTGCATACCAAACTTGGTAGGCTCAAAGTCTGGGAACCTACACTTGCGGCCCAACAGAGACCGGATAGAGCCCTCTTCGTTACCGTTCTGGACACGGTCTTGCACAACCTTCATAAGCTTTTTAACAAACGGCACTCGCTGATCATACTGCCGTGTCAACTCTTTTGCCTCTTCCCCTGACAGGTCCAACTGGTCCCCTAGCTTGCCAACACCCATGCCGTACATCATGCCTAAGTTTATAACTTTTGCCTGCTTGCGCGGTATGTCTGCCATGTCCGCGACCATCGTATGAAAGTCCATGTCTGGGTTGTTCTTGTAGCCGTCAACAAATTCGTCAACTTTGGGCATAGGCTTGCCTGTGCGCTTTTGGTACAAAGCTGCAAAGTGTACAAGAATGCGAGGCTCTTGCTGTGAGTAATCTATGGACGCCCACTTTTCTTCCTCATTTGGTACAAAAACGGACCTAATTAAAGGCCCCAGTTTTGGATGGCGAGCGGGGATCTGTTGAAGGTTGGGGTTATTCATAGAAATTCGTCCCGAAACGGTCCCACCGTCGTCAGATCTAATTTGGTTTATGTGCCCGTGCACTCTGCCGTCACGACCTATGTGCTTCTGCAGCCCGTCAATGAACGTGCCTTTACTTTTATTAAATTCTCTTGCCAACAGGATCTGCTTCGGCAAGGGGTGTTTGTGCGTATTAAGGAAGCTTTTAGTAAACGACGGGGCGTCCTTTGTCGTCCTGGGGTAGTCAAGCTCCAACTTATCAAACGCCTTTGCGATAGAAGCTGCGGCCCATATCTCCACGTCAAAGCCTACGAGCTTGTGCAGCTCCTCTCGCGCTTTCTTCTCTTCTGACAGCATAAACTGGGTTGCCCGTTCCATTGCATCTTGGTCCACCCGTATGCCCTGCATGGTCATGTCAACAAGACAGGGCAGCAGGTCTCGTTCAAGCTCGTGAACCGTGGTCAGTTCTTCGCGTTCTATCTGAACTTTAAAATATTTCCACAGCTCCAGTGTAAGCACCGCATCCTGCTCTGCATATTCACCTACAAAGTTGGCAGGCATGCGCCACATTTCGCCCTTGGGGTCAAAGCCAAATTCTTTCGCAGCCTCGACCAAGGCACGTTCTGATTTGGTTTTGTTTATATGGTCATACGCAACAGCGTTCAGACTGTAACTGAAACGGTTCTCATCCAGCAGCGCAGCCACCACCATTGTGTCTATGATGTTGCCCTTAACTTCAAAGCCGCTTGCTTTCAGCCAACCAAGGTCATATTGAGCGTTGTGCATGACCTTATCAGCAGGGCAGGCAAGCACCTTTTTCATATAGTTTCCAACGATTCGCTCGTCTAAGTTGCCCCCACCTTCGTGTTTTATAGGCAGATAGCCCTGCCAGCCGTCTACTGCCAGTGCAAAACCGACAACATAACCGTCCCTGCGGGGCCAGCCTGGGCCAAGCGTTTTGATGTTTGGGTCACATGTTTCAAGGTCAATAGCTATTTCTTTTGCGTCTGTCAGGTCTGGCAGCTCAAAGGGCGGAGCCCACTCAAAACTTTTTAATGGAGACATAAACTCAATTTCATTCATTAGTCTCTCCTATTTCATATTGTAAACGTGCTAAATAAAACTGCGCTTTAGCAAGGTCCTCAGCAGGATTGCTCTTGTGCTCATACCGCCATATGTATTTGATTATCGCACCCTGCAGGTAGTATTTGTAGCCCGGACCCAAAGCCGCTTTGATTGCATCAAGGCATTCTACCTTGCCAAGCGTGTAATGCTTGGGGCTGTTAACCATGTCGCTCATATCTGATAGCTCCTTATGCCGTCCATAGGTGAAACGATAAACAGGTTTTGCTTTGACCGTGTCACGCCTACATAAAACAATCGGTGCAGATCATCTAACATCCGGCGACCTTCGCGTGTGTCTGAAGATATGGATTGATCAGAGGCATTTGATATGTCTGTGTACAGGACAACATTGGTAGCCTCACCGCCTTTTGTGCCGTGTATAGTAGAGACCTTGATCCGTGGTGCGCGGTTTAAGTCCTCTCCTCTACGAAGCAGCGCAGCTATATAGGTTTTGTTGTCTTCGGATATCTTGTCCATAGCCACGTCCCACGTCATGTCTTTGGTTGCAAGCAGCCCCATGTTTTCCTGCAAGCTTGCCAGCGTGAACATATCGTCAGCCTGTGTGTTAGGTAAATTTTTAAAACCTCGCTTTATGCGGGTGATGGATTTCATAAAGTAGTACAGGTCTTTCACAGCATTAGCAGTGACTTCTTCGCCTTTGACGAGGGACTTCCAAGTATCCAAGGCAATAGCCAACTTCAAACTAATGCTTCTGTAGCCCCTGTTTTCGAAGTAAAAACCGTGTTGTTTCAACGATTCGCACACCTCGTTGAGCATATAGTTGCACTGAGCCATGATCATCCAATCGCCTTTTTTAAATTTTTCTATGTCAGGCTCAAATATGTGATGGACAGTGCCGTCCTCTGGCTTTGGGTTGTAGTGCTTTGGACGACGGATAGTAATGCGATTGGCTATCCGCTGCGCTACCTTATGCACTGTGCGGGGCACACGATAGGACTGTGAAAGAACCTCTGACCCTTCTTCTACATTTAAAAAATGCTCAACGTCAGCCCCAGCCCAACGATAAATAGCTTGGTCATCATCGCCTGCTGCATACATACGTCTAGATTTTTCGTTGAGAACGTGGGCTATCTCCCACTGCAGGGGTGATAAATCCTGCGCTTCATCAAGAAAGGTAACGTCAAAACGTGGGCAGACCCGTGAGCCGTTTTGAGAGAACCATTCTAATATGTCAGTGTAGTCATACAGGCGGTTTGCTCTCTTATACTTGCGATAACACTCATCTATGTATTTTACCGTCGTGAGCGGTTCCTCGATGCCGCTATGCCTATATGTCTCATCAATTACCTCTTTCTTGAGCCGTGAGAGCTGTATAAGCTGCATGATGGGGTTATCCCTAGCTGCCGCACCTATATCGTCATCTTCGCTCCCTGACGAGGCTCTGAGGTTGAATCCAATTGTATTGCCTAACTCAACCAGATGTTCTGATGCCAAGAGCTGGTCTCGTTTGATGTCGGACAGATTGTAACAGAAGCTGTGCAGGGTGCGAAAAAAGTATAAATCGTGCTCTGTATCCAGATTAAACCGTGATGCTGCACGTTCTTTTGCCTCCCGCGCGGCCTTACGAGTAAAAGCAAGGAAAGCTATTTGCCCTGGAGGTGTGCCCTTTTCTATGGATTTTTCAACCATATCAAGGAGCGTAGTTGTTTTGCCTGTACCTGGCGGGCCATATATCACAAACATTAGAAAGGTATATCCTGTTCGTCCACCTCAAATTCTGGGGACTTTATTGTGGTGTTAGAGATTTGGTAAGCAGGAATAGCCCACACACGAACGACACGTCCGCTAATCCTTAATATTGTAGATTCACCGCCTATGTCCCGCAACCTCTGTGAAATTTGGTGTGTTTTAAACTCAAAGAACCGTTGTCTTTTTAAAAAGTTCTCTAGGTCACGCAAACGAAAGAAGGTTTGTTTCTTCTCTTCATCAGTCCACGGGCGACGCAGAAGGATCTCCTCTTTGTCAGCAGCGGTCTGCATATTGCGACAGAAGTCTTCCAAGTAATCATAGAACGCACCGTCAATAGACGAATCTTCTGACGCTTCCATCACCCCACCTTCGGTCTCTGTCATGTCCCGCAGCAATGCTGCAACACGGTTTTCCCAGATGTTCTTACTGACAGTAGGGGGCATGACGTTAAGCTGTTCAATACAACTCTTTTGAAACGCAGCTTGGCTTTGCAGACCCTCTGTAGCTAACTCAAGAGGCTCGCCATTTACGTCCATAAACCAGATGGGCGGCTTTGAATTGTATTTGCGTAGGTTTGCAACAGAGGCAGATTGCCCGACGTTGCCTACACCATACTTCCGGGTCAGACACTTGTCTCTATCGCAAAATTCATTGATAGGGGCGTCTGAGCATTTGTATTGGTAGTCTTTTCGGTTAAGTTGCCTGACCAATATGTTGACCTCTGCCAAGGGCAACGGCGGGTCAAAGTGCGCCATGTTGTACTGCATCAGCTCGTTTTCCCATGTATCAGGGAATGCCTTGCGTAAATAAACACCGACGTTAAACAGACCATTGTTGCGAGTACCCTCTGGAAAGCCTTGGTTGCATAGATGCTGCAGGCAAGGCGGCCCGTCTTTAATTGGTGTGCGGTCCTGCTTCTCTACGCTCAGAGCTTCTATTTGCTCTACGGTTTGGACAGCCTCTTCATACAGACCGAAGAACTCTTCGAGAGTTGCAGCGGAACCATCTGCCTTAAATGCGTAGCGCAAACTTTGTTCATGGTCATAGTAGGGGAGGTTAAGAAAGTTTCCAACGTCTCCCCTGTCGAGTTGTAGTTTTATCTGCTTTGGAAAAATTTCGCTTCCAGCATAACCCAGTGCCGCTGAAATAGAGGTAAGCGTGTCTTGTAGAATTTTTGCACTAATCCAATCTTTAGAAAAAAGAAAAACATGTGCTCCCCCTGACTTGGAACGACATACAATTAAAGGCAGCTTCATTTCTACAATCTTATCAAGCAGCTCTTTGTGATTAAAACCAGTATACTGGTCTATGTCGATACAGCCCCATTTACAATTGTTGTCCGCATTAATCGGAATGATACCAATTGCTGGGCCCTTACCAGACAAATGGCCTTCCCATGTTTGTGCAGTCCTGGGAGAACGCAAAACACTAGCTTGCCCTGACTGCTTGCCATTGACTTGTTGTTTCTGGATCTCATAGGTGCCATACGCCTCTTCGAGCCCAGCGAATATTTCTGAGAATTTATCTGCGGACATATTACCCCCCAAACAAAAGTCCTCTAGTCAGCACAATACTGACTAGAGGTGATGTTATTTGTTTAGAATGGTAGGTCGCCGCCTGAGTCGTCAGCAGTCTCTTTACGTGATTCTGCAGTCTCTTCAGCAGGTACAGGGTCATGCTCATGTTTGACTGTAACTTCACCCTTTTCAATTGAGGCGTTAAACTCTTTCGCCGCCTTGTACTGGTGCTTTTCAGATATCGGGCTATCGAGGCTCATTTCCCAACCGTGCCAACTTCCTTTGCTGTTTTCTTCGCTCACAGTCTTCAGAAGATAAATGTGGCTAAACATCGGCGGCGTGAAGGGTCCGTTTTCCCCATTCATCTCACGCGACATAATCATGCTCATCCACTTACGAGACTTTTTAAGTTGCGTAGATTTCATTGCAATCAGCGCATTGGTCATGCCACCCTCTGGGTTTATCACTTTTACATACCATTGAGCTGTCTGCTCGACATAATCACCTGATCCGTCATCGACATATTCTTTGTTGTCATTTGGATCTCGATTTGTCTTAGGCAGATTGGGGTCATTAGCCTCGTGTATCATCACTGGTGCCGCGATACCCGTGCCTCGTGGTTGCCACCTTATAAACTTTCTTTGATAAGCGCACGGTATAACTTTGATACCCTCTTTGCCTTTATAGACTTCTCCCGTAACAGTGTTAACGATGTCGCCTTTGCGTACATCGTCACGCTCATCAAGAATACCGTCCAAGCCAGATACAATCTTAAGAAAGGGCAAGGCCATATCTTCATTAGATACATTCTGAATACCTGCGCTTGCGTCTGCTTCAAACATAGAAACGTCGAACTCCGCTACCGCAGTCGCCTGCTCCTTTTTCACAACTTGCTTTTCAGTCATTTTTTTGCCTCCTTGATTAATGCCCGTTGACCGATATGTGCCCCAAATAACTCCATAGGGAAGGGCTCGCCTTTTTCTGTTTGGTCTTTTACCCAAGCTCTGAGTGTTGATGAGTGGACGCTTTCTGCCTGTTCTGGCGACAAGCCCTGTTCGGAGACCTTTGACAGAAATTCTGCTGCTTTTTGGTCTTCCCCCATGCCGAAGTTTACTGACACGATATTTTTTACCATGTCCCCATGTCCATTCTGCCGCAACCATTCGAATGCCTCCTCTCTTTTATCCACTGGTATTGATGCTCCATACGTTTTTTTGATTTCAACTTCAGAACCATCTTGCAGTTTAAAAGAAGATACACCCATTTCCATGAGCATTTGTGGTAGCTCATGGTCAGACATTTTATACAACTCTTTCTTCGCCTCTCTAACCTTTTCTTCTAGGTTCTTGACGAGACTTTGTTGGTCTGTAATTTGTTGGGCTAATTTTGCGACACCTTTCAGATTGCTATCATCAAACGTGCCAAGTGGTGATTTGGAAGGGGACTTTATATCCTCTTCCATCAAAGACGTTAAGTCACTCATTTCTTTCTCCTGTCGTCGTTGAGTGTTTCTTAAAACACTTGATATATCCTATATAAATGTATACATTAACATAGTCAAGGAGATTAATATGCAAAAATATAAGTTCAAAACCAAACCGTATGAGCATCAAAAAACGGTCTTGGAAGATTCGTGGTCCGCGAGTAATTATGCTTTATTTATGGAAATGGGGACAGGCAAATCGAAGATTGCAATAGACACCATCGGAGCCTTGTTCGAGGACGGTAAGATCGACACAGCGTTCATTGTTGCTCCAAAGGGTGTCTTTCACAACTGGTCACAAAAAGAAATTGTAGCGCATTTGCCAAACCACATACAGCGCAAGGTCCTTAGTTGGCAACCTAACATTACAAAAACTTTTAAAAGTCAGTTTGAAGAGTTCTGTAAGAATACTGATGAGCTACGTATATTTGTTATGAACGTAGAATCGTTTAGCACGAGTAAAGGAGCTACGACGGCTGAATGGTTTGGGAAGAATTTCGGTGAAAAGGGTATGATGGTTGTTGATGAGTCTACAACAATAAAGAACCGAAAAGCTGCCCGGACTAAAGCTGTTGTAAAGACGGGGGAGTTATTCGCATATAAGCGTCTCCTGACAGGCTCCCCCGTCACCAAATCACCTATGGACCTTTACTCTCAGTGTGAGTTTTTGGGCCAAAGCATGTTGGGTTTTCCAAGCTATTTTGCGTTCCAGGGTAGATATGCGGTTCTGCAAAGACGCACAATGGGGCATAGATCTTTTCAACAAATTGTTGGGTTCCAAAGATTAGAAGAGCTCAATGCCAAACTCGATGTATTCAGCAGGCGTATCTTAAAAAAAGAATGTTTGGACCTGCCTGAAAAGATATATGTCAGACGCGAGGTAGACCTCACAGACGAACAGAAAAAACTGTATACACAAATGTCAAAGCTTGCACTCGCTCAATTGCGGGACGGCAGTCTGGTCAGCACCAACAATGTACTTACGCAGATTATGCGCTTACAACAGATCTGCTGCGGGTTTATCAAGAATGATGATGACTTGATTAGTGAAGTAAAATCTAATCGACTTCACGAGCTTGTGAATATCTGTGAAGAAACTACTGGCAAAGTCATTATATGGGCAACTTTTGTTCACGATATTGAGAAAATTTGTGACATGCTCACAAAAGAATTTGGCATAGAAAGTTTTGGTGCGTTCTACGGGGCAACCGCGCAGGAGCAAAGGCAAGAAATTGTAGACCAGTTTCAAGACCCCAATTCAAACATGCGCTTCTTTGTAGGTAACAGCCGCACTGGTGGGTTTGGTTTAACTCTAACAGAGGCCAGCACCGTGGTGTATTACAGCAATAATTATGACCTTGAGATAAGGCTGCAGTCAGAGGATAGAGCGCACCGCATTGGTCAAAAGAATAATGTAACTTATGTGGACCTCGTTAGCCCCAAAACAATTGACGACAAGATATTGACGGCTTTGCAAAATAAACAGAACATTGCAAATATGGTTTTAGGTGAGGAAATAAAAGAATGGTTCGAAACAGAGTAGAAGACGGCCCTATCAAGAAAGCTTTGGACACGGGCCGTTGTCCGCGTTGCTTGTGCCAGATGCAGCCTGTCGATGTTCACGGGCATCAGCAATGTGCTGTGTGCAAGTTTTATATTGTTGAATGTTGTGACGGCGAAACGTGTTTAAGTGCGCCTGCTCAGGAAGCTTAAAAGCTCTCCAACGCCCATGTCTTTGCCTTGAAGGGGTCTTCTAAATTCAATACCTGGGCTGTTTGGGTTCACGTTAAAATTTAAAGTTCCCCCGCCAAATGGGACAGATGTATTAGGGCCTTGCTCCGTTAACAAATCTTGAAGCAGGCCAGAGTTCAATAAGTCTGCAATAGATGGAATATCTAACTCTGCTAATGCTGTGCTATCTCTTAAATCTCTTGTTGGGGCTTGCGACTCTCCAACGCCCCCAAAAGATCTGCTTTCGGGCCCTAACAGGTCTAGGAACTCTTGACGATTTAAACCCACGTTGGGAGCGTTTCTTGGGCGGTCAAATCCTTCGTTAGGAGCGTTTCTTGGGCGGTCTTCAAATCGCATTAAACCTTCGTTAGGGGCATTCCTTAATTCTGGAAATAGGTCCTGAACTGTAAAAGTATCTTCAGGTTTTGCAGGGTTCATACCCACATTGGAAGCGTTTCTTAGTTCTGGAAATAAATCCTCAAGTGTAAACGTATCTTCAGGCTTTGCGGGGTTCATACCAAAGTTTCTTGCATAAGTGTCCGGCAAAGGTAAATCCGGTCTTGGTGCCGGAGACGACGGGTCTCTCAACATATCTGCTACTGTGTTGTCATCAAGCCTTTGGTCAAACTCAGCGGGCATCATGGGGCCTTGTGGGTTAGCCTCTTCAACAGCTATGGGTGTAGCAATGGGAGTGTTGATTGGAATGGATTGAGCTAAAGCGTCAACTTCTCTGCTTGGGTCTCTAGACCCCATTACAGGTCCGCTTGCAACCGGGGCTTGTTGCTGGTTACCAAAGGCTAAACCTTGCAACCGATCACCCAAACTGCTTTTTAGTTGTTCAGCAAGGGTTGGATTTTCTCGTTCTCTCATTTCAGGAGTGACCCTGCTTGCAAGATAAGGATCTTCCGTGCCTAATCCACTTAAAAAAGATCCTGCAAAAGGAACTGCTCCTATACCTGTTCTGACTAATTGCTCTCCCGGACCCATCTGACGAGTGACCATTTCAATAGGACCTTGGTATGTGCCTCTACCCGCGCGGTCAATGCCCCCACTTGTAATTTTGCCGCTTTCGTCGATATCAGGATTTCTATAAAGGTCATACTGTCTTTGTTTAAATCGAGCTGCACTAGTGCCCGGTTTTCTATTATGAAGACGATCAAGGTCACGAAACTGCTGGCTGTAATCTATGCCTTTGCCGCCCAGTGACCGATTAAACCTATCTAGAAATGCTGCAAAACCTGATGGTCTTCTCCCAAAGGGATTTCTATCGGTAATACTGTAAGTCTTTTCAAACTGGTCTTTTGTCAAGCCAGCTCCTGGGCGAGCGATAAATCTGTTGTTATCGTCGCCGTCGCCCCCGCCTCCGCCATAAACTTGGTCGGAAGTATATCCCAACTGAGATGCGGCAGTGCCTCTACCCGGTCCGCCCGTAGAAACGTAAGTACTTTCCCCTGTTGCGGGATTTACACCACCGACATCAAACGGATCGTATTCGTCTTCCATTGCCATCTTATGCTTCCCTCATTTCAAGCGCAGCTTCTAAAGTCTCTTCGTTGCGACGCAGCCAACCTTTACCAAAGGTATCAAAAGTTTTCAAAGAGCGATAGTAGTCCGCACGGTTTTTTGCCAGTGCATTTAATAGGACAACCGTGTCTGTGTCCTTAATACGAGCCATTGTCCGTGGTCCGATAACGCCGTCCTCTTTGGCCCCAACCAAGGACTGTAACACACGGGCGGGGCGTCCTGGTCCGCTGTTCACGGCCCAATCAAAAGTGGCTAAGTCTAACCCTGTATCAAGCTCGTCTGCCATGACACGATCCCAATAGTTCTTTTTATAAATTTCCTGCACATGCTCTTCGGAAATGTTCTTCAGTTCATCTACATCTTCCAAGGGACGACCCAAAAACTCTGCATAAGTTTTGTGTGTTATGCCCTTGTTGGTTGCGCCACCGGGGTCGCTAGGATGATCCACAAATCCTCCTTCGTGGTGAAGTATCAAGCTTAAACTGTAAAAGAAGTTTGCTTCCATTAGGTTCGCCTCGCAGCTAACAAGCTTGTAATTCCATCACCGGGAAAAGCTGCAGCCATTTGAGTTCTTAAATTCGGGTTGGCAGGTGCCTGCGCCAGAATACCCGCTGAAGGGGTTCGAACAGGCATCGGCGCAGGCGTAGGCACCCTGGGAGGAGGGGGTGCCATGCTTACAGGTCCAATAGTAAAGTCATCGAGATTGTCCATCAAGAAATCTCTTTGTTCACTAACCCCGCCTTTAGCGGCGTCTCGTCCCTGTTGTATTATTGCTTCATCAGCCTCACCCGTAGGCTCCTCTTCAAAAGCAACAGTTATGCCTGCGTTAATTAAGTAATTTTTCAAAGCTTTTGTTGCGGCTTTTGCTTGTGCTTCGGTTTTTGTCTCTCTTAGTAAAAGCACCATAAGTTTGGGGTCAAGCACAGCCTGTTCCAACAGATTTGCGTTTGCAGCTCCGGGGATAGAGTTTAGGAACTGGTCTGCTGCGGCTGCACCGACATTTGCTTCAACAATACCTTGTGGCCTTAACCCAGCAAATCTAGCCGCCCCTGTCGCAAGGCTGGAACCAGAAATTTTTGCAACCGCGCGGGTCAATAAACCGGGCATGTCTTGAACAACGTCTTTCAAACTTGTTGCCGTCGTCGTTTGTAGTTTCTCTCCTTGTTTCAAAATATACTCAAGCCTGTCTAATTCAGCTTCACTAAACACACCTTTTCTTTTTAACAAGGTTGCTAAGCTCTCCCTGTTAGCTACACGAGGCCCTGCGCCCCCAACACCTGGAATTTGTCCGGGGCCCGTTTCTGTAGGTGTTTGGACGGTCGGGCTTGCTTTACCTTTTATCATTGGGCCAAACACAAATTGTCTGGCGGCACGGAAGTCGGGTATGCCATCAGCGTGTAACCCGCCCTCAACCTGCACCAAATCGAGAAACACTGACTTCAATCCCTTAACCGCGTCTTCTGGCTCAAGGCCCTCTGCTCTCAGCATTTCCACAACTTCATCATTTGTATTTGCGCGAAGAACGGAATCAATCAAACCCTCAGTCAGTTTAGAAGGATTGGTATTATTGCTTACTGCCTCACTAAAAGCCAACGTAGGATTGTCGTCAGTGATTAAACGAGATACTAACGCCCGTTGTTGGGTCTCTTTTTTGAATTTTGCTACAATTCCAGGATCATTAAGCATCTTTACAGCAGTTTCAAATTGCCTGCCGTTTTCAAGCATCTCTCGTAACTGAGGATAGAGCTGCAAAATATCATCATTTTCTTGTATAAATTTTTGAGCTGCTTCAGGCACAATACGCCCGTTTGCGTCCAAAACGCCATAATTCGGATGACGAGCGGCATAAGAGACAGCTTGAAATAAAGATTGACTTAAGCCTTGTTGTTGAGCCTCGCCAAATATTTCTTCATCTGAAATTTGTAATTCTAGGGGAATGTCTAACTCTTCAATTTGGTCTTGAATAAATGTTTTTGTATCTTCTAAATCTCTAAACTTCATAGTTCTAGCGTTGATACTACCGCCCATCAAAAAGTCAGGTATTAATTCTTCTCTTACGCGCAGGCCACCTTCCTTTGTTTTTTCTAATAGGTCGCCTGCAAAAGTGCGATTGAAAGCACTTTTTTTAGCGCGAGTAAATGCCCGTGCTCTTTGGTAAGAATCATCGCTTCCCAAAACAATGCCTTCTAAATCATCAATTGCCTCTTTTAATTCTCGTAACGGTTTTGATTGTCCGTATAGACCGTCTTTTTCAAGCCTTCTAATTTCATCATTTATTGTTGTGCGAAGTTTCTTTGTATCTTTTGTAGTAATAGACTCTGGTGATTCAAACTCTTCTTCAGGTTTACTTATTTGTCTTTGATTTTCAGACATTGCTTTCGACCGACGGATGCGAGCATTAGCTGCCCTTTCTGCAAGCTTTAAATCTTCTGATTTATCGCCAGCTCTACGACGTTGTGCAATGTAATCAAGAACTTGATAATCTTGCGACGGACGAACAAAAGGACCATCATCTAACTGTGATATTCCCCTTATTCTTAAATCTTCAGGAGAGTTTACTATTCCAAGAATGCGTTCATATGCTTTTTCAGTTAATGGGGGTAAATTATCTAAAGCTCTTTGAGCAGCTATAACCTCTTTACTGTCTGCGGTAATTAAATTTCTACCACTTTTAACTTCAAAAGCAGCTAAAGCTTGTCTGACATTAGATGGAAAATCTTGTGTTGTTAGAAAAAATTCCTCTTTTATACCAGAAATACTCTCTTTTAGATTGTCTAGTTGCTTAAAGGGTATATCGACGGTCGGGGTGGCGTTCCAAAGGTTTTTTTCTTGTTTTAAAATTGATTCAACAAGTCCGTCTATTCTTACTTTGATGCCCCTACCAATAATAGAAAAATCGTTTGACCCCAAAGCTGCAGCGGCGTTTCTAGCTTGTTCGTTAGCCGTGGTCAGTTGTCTTGAAATCATGTCTTTGTATAAATCTTCACGTATTTGTTGGGCAAGCACTAGTGATGCGGGGTCACCCTCTTCTCGTAAGGCACCCACCAACCTCATGTAAAAGTTTACTTGCTCTTCATACGCATCCATCAACTTTAAATCTAACTTGCTCGTGCCGCTGTTAGCTTGTTTTGCGTAGTTCTCCAACATTCCAAAAATCGGGTCGTCTGTAAGACCTGCGACTGTCAGACTTGGCATCTCCTCGCCATCCAAAAGTTCTCTTGCAAAAGCAGGCAATCTTCCATCTGGCCCAATTTGAGCTTCAATTGCATTTGCTATTTCATTAGGATCACGACCTGTATCTCTCAACAGTTTTTGTAATTTTAAACCAAAAGAAGTTTGCCTAGCGGTGGTTTCACCGTAGTTTCTAAATTTGTTAGTGATTGTTCCTATATTATTTAAAAGTATTCCTGCAGGCGTTTTGGTAATGATAAAGCCCCCAGCCAATTCACCACCAGCGACAGACATGGGGTCTCCTTGGCTTGCAATGTCCCCTACACCTGCTCCTACACCTGCTCCTGTAAGCATTGATGTTTCAGAACTAAGAAATTTTCCACGGTCATTACGAGCAGATCTACCAACTTGTTGAGCAGTTTTGCCAAGAAATTCAACTGTTTTTCCCGGTAAAAGCAAGGGCGGATATAGTTGACCAGCTTTTCGAATGTTTTCAGATAACAGGAACCCACCAAAATCTTTGGTAGAGTCTCCGATAAATCTTGCCCCAAATATAAAAGGACCACCTGACCCCATAGACTTACCCATTGCTTCAGCAAATCTGTTTTGTGGCAATCGTGTGCCCTGTTTGTCTAAAATTTGAAATCTTTCGGCTGCACTCACAAGAGGTTCACCGAATGTATTTGTAGCCCCAATCGCTCCAAACAAAGATGCTATAGGAATAAGAGGAGCTTTAACATTTGGGGGTATAGGTGCTTTTGCCACTCCCTTGCCAACAGTAAATGCTCCAGCAACCATTGGACCTCCAGTTTCAAGAACTCCCCTGATTAAACCATCAGTAAAAGCATTGATAGTTCCTGGTTTTGCGGCATTTGTATAAGCATATAAAAAATTTCCGGGGTCTACTGGTCTTCCTTTATCATCTTTCAATGGAAGATCGATATTAAAGTTGTCTGCAACTGCTGCAACAATGGCATCTTGGGGTATGCCCGCCGCATAAAGCGCATCATAATCTAAATCAATCGCATCAGATTCCTTTTGAGTATCTACAGGACCAAACGGGTTAAAGTTAGCACTTACCCATTCTGAGAAGGATAGATTTTGATTTGGTTGAGCAGTTTGTGTCGTCATTAAAAATCCCCGAGAGGTTGGGTATTTCGTCTCAACTGGTTAGCACTGCCTTGCTTTTGTCCCGTGAGACCAAAGTTGTCAGCTAATTGAGACCAATTAGATTGCAATTGAGTTAACTCACGGATGCTGTCCTTTAAACGCTCAACCCGGTCTTGGCTTGTTAATGGGTCGGCTAAAGCGGACTCTTTCAAATCAATAGCATCCTGCAGTCTTGCAGTCATTTTTTCAGAATTTAAACGAACTTTTTGCGTAGTTAAAAACGGACTGCCGGGATTAAATAACAGACTACTTATTTCTCGTCTAAGTCCTTCAGAATCTTTGCCAGCTAATTCTTTTAAGGCAGCAGTCTTAGTTTGATTCATGAGATAATTCATGCTTTCTACGGCCTCTGCTGATTCAGGATTCTTGGGAATAAAGTTTCCGCCGAAAGCTTCTACAAGTACACCAAAACCACCATCAACTAGAGTTCTTCCCATCCAATCAGTAAAACCAATGGCGTCTTCCATATTAACACCAGATTCTTCTGCGCTTAAAATAATATTTGGTTTTTTAAAGCGGGCGACAACTGACTCAAAAGGGTCAGTTTGAGGCGGCAAGAGCCCATAATCTGAGAAGTTGGGGTCTTTCTGTCTTGCTTTAGCAATAGCACCAATCACATAATCAGGCACTGCATTTTTCTGTACAACTACACCGCCACTTCCATCAGGGTTGGGGACTAGAACGCTTGATGACTGTATTGCTGCCAAATTAGTATCAAAATCCATTTGCATCTGTGGGGTCCACTCTTGGTCCTGCCCACTTGCCCAAGCGTCCAATTTTAATGCAAGAGGTTGAATATTGGCGTAAGCGTTCTTTTTAGTAACGTCCTTACTTGGTTTTTCTGGTAAATAATATGCCCCGCCAGTTTGATCAGGATTGAGAGCTGCTAACATTTCAGCATCGTTTTTAACTAACTTCATTTCACCTGCTTCATTAAACATGGGCAGAGGGTCAAAGTTGCTTGCAACAATAACGCTACCTGTTGGGAACAGCGCAACAGCTTTGTTGCCCAAAGTCTTTATCATATCCTTATTGAATGGAAAGAAGTCCTGTTGAATAAACTGATTGTATTCATCTGGAGTTTTTGCGTATTTCTTTTCAAATCCAGTTCCGTCAGCTTTTGGCTTCACAAGCACTGTAGTTACGAAGTCTTCAGGTGTAATGGTAGAAAAGCCTTGGGCATTGAAATTATTTAAATCACCTTCAGTGAAGGCAATTTTCTCTTCCCGTTTGCCGTCATCACCAATTTTAAACATAGCCTTTGGAGTTGAAAGTTTACCTCTATCATAATTGGTGCGACTGACGAGTGAAGTCCGTCTGGTTTTCAACGTCTTTAACTCGTCTGTGCTCATGGGCGGTATGGCGTCTCCAGCGTTATAAACTTTGCCGCCTATTGTTACAGGCTCAGACGCAATTAAGTCACTTGTTATAGGAGAGGTATCCTCTTTCACAAGCTTGAATAAAGTTCTTGAAGTACCTAAAGAGCTTAGTTCATTAGACCCAAGGCTTATCTCGTCTCCAGGGTTTATTGTTCCAATTCCTGGAAGAGTTAAGGGCTCCTCGCCTTCGTATTTATATTCGGCCTGTGCCCCAGCAGCTTGAGGTTTTGGAGGGTCTTTTACTTCTTTTAATTGCGTTCTTATAGACTTGAATACAGTGTTTAACTCATTTCCTCCAATTGGAAAGGTCTGACCCGGCTGTATAGTTCCTACACCAGGAATATCAGCGGGTTCTTTGCCTTCGTATCTGTAATCTTTAGTTGTGCCTGCACCAAGCGGTTTTTGAGGTTTTGGTGTGCCATCTTGTATTTTTATGCCACCCCGAAATACATCATATTCAGGATTAACCGCTTCTATCTTTTGAGACGCTGTATACTGATCGCTTGCCATGTCCAGAGCAGCGGCTTTAGCAGCAGCTTCACGCTTATTCTTTGCTTCTCTTACCGAAGCACCAGAAGTAGCCAATAAGGGACCAATAGGCATCAAGGCTTCTGCAACGGGAACTCCTTGTGCTATTTGCAATCCTGCAGGGGCTAAACCTCCTAACAGAAGGTTAGCCAACGCCTGTTTTCTGTCTGCCTCTTCATCCCCGCCGTAAATCTGACGAGCTAACTCTAAGTTTTTATTATAAAAATCCATTAGCTTAGGAGAAGAGGGGGCAGCTTTACCCCTTCCGCCTGCCATGCCCTGCTGTATTGCGTTCATCAAAGGCTGCGTTATTGTCTGGGCTTGACCCCCGTTACTAAACTTTTGCACGATACCTTGTGTCATCTCCTTGGTCACAGGAGTGTCCATAGCCCGTTGCGCTATTTGACCAATACCTTGGTCAACAGGGGCCTGTGCCTCACGCATCTGCATTACAGGCTGTACCAACGTAACCACAGATTCAGGTGTCTTGTTAGCGTCCTTCATGCCCACAATGCCGCCAAGCTCCTGCCTGCGCTCCTTCATGGTGCGCTCATCACCGCGCATCGCGTTCATTAATTCTACAGGGTCCTTTGCTGCAGCAATGCCGCCCATTGCGTCAGACATGACTTTTTCGCCAGCCTTTTTCATCAGCATTTGCTCTGCTTGCTTTACTGGCTGATCCGTGGGCCGTGAGCCGCGAAACATGTTTCTGTCATAAACAGACATTATCCAAATAACCCTAACTGATTAGCACCTGACGCGGCAGACAAACCTGCAATACCATAACCAAACAATTGTTGCATTGGGCTCGCTTCATTAGGAGCAGTGCCGTCTGTAAAAGTCATTGCGCTACTTGGTGCGCCTTGATAAATGTCAGATAAGAACCCAATTCGTTGGTAAGGCTCCATCATTTGTTGTGTTTGGGTTTGACGCAAAGTATCAAATTCGGCTTGGTTCTGTGCCTGTTCCCTTGCACCTAAATCAAATTGGAAGCCTATGCCGCTTTGGTCTGCGCCCTGTTGAACTTGCCCTAAACTTGCAATGCCTGTAGCAGCTTGACCCAAACGATTCAAAGCATCGTTATACCCTTGTGAGCGGAGCTTTGCCCCCAAATCTCCAGCATCTCTCGCAGCTTCTGCAGCAAGAACGCCCTGTAGCAAGGCTCCACGAGCACCGCCATAAGCCCCTTGGCCCATTGCTGCGTCTTCAAACTGCTTGGACTGTTGTCTGGCTTGATCAAAAATATCTTGTTGAGACCTTTGAATTACTTCGCCAACGTAAGGGTCCATAGCGGCTTGTATTGCTGCGGGGTCTGCACCAACGGTGGCTGCAAGGTAATCTCTAGCTAAATCAAAATCTGCTGTCGGGTCGAACATGGTGTCGCCCCGCCGCAAAGCTTCTTTTTGCAGATCAGTTAGCCCAGCAATTTCATAATCAGGTAAATCTAATTGAATGTCAGCTAATTCTTTAGCTGAGTCCAACAACCCAAGTTTACGAGCCTCTATCTCAGGAGATTCCTGTGTTATTTGCCTTATTGTTTGTGAAGACATTATGCTCTAGCCTCTAAATTACGCATTAAACCATACATATTATCTATGCCTTTATCTATACTCCCCCCACCCGCAGCTCTTACAGCATCACGAGTCATTACAAACTCTCCGTCCATCAACATAGCAGGCACGTCATCTTTTGTGCCGGACCCTTCTCCAGGCCCAATTCCACCGTTACGACGCGGAAAGTAGTCAACTTCCCCGCCATCTTTAAAATTCATCATTGGCATAAAGGGGCGTCCTGCTGCCATAGCTCCAAGGCCTTTAAAAAGTGGCTCAGGGGCAGGGTCTCCATGTGTCGATGGCATGTTTCTACCCAACTGGCTCTCCATAGGTCGACCAAACTGATCCGTTCCAGACCCTGTATCCATTGGCATATACTGTGGAGTTGGAAAACCAAGAGAAGCCATGTCCCCCAAAGAAAGTTGAGGGGTCTGTGAGGAAGGTATTGCCATGTTATTGATAGGAGACATGCCTGTCATTATTCCAGACCCACCAGACCCAGTGGTGATACTACGCAGACCGTCTGCCATTTGTCTGCTTTGGTTAGATAAGTCCATCAAACCGCCAACCACGCCTCCTTGGGCATACTTTTTAGCAAGCTGAGGAGAAATCTTTTGTTGAACACCTTCAGGTAATTTAGAGAAACCTTTATATTTATCAGGAACTTTAGTGGAGCCCCCGTCTTCAAAGTTGCGAATGGAAGGTTTAAGAATGTCTTCCATCGTTGATCTATATGCGTAAGGGTCTAAATTCGCGACTCTAAACTGATCTGAATCCACTGTTTCAAGAGGGCTTAAACCTTCGCCTTCTTCCTCTTCCTCGCTGAATAGGGTCATCGCACCTAAACCTAACGCAGCAGGGACCCCAAAACGCTGGAGGACGCTTGGGTTAAGTTCTTTTTGCAACTCCGCCATAGCCTGCTTGTCGGTAGCTCCTGCAGCTATCTTATCTGCATAATTTTGCGACCCCCTAATGGCGTCAGCATCGTAGGTTTCAGGTAACAAGTAACTTGTTTGTTTTTCAAGGGTTGGAAGCCCCAGACCTTCATCAGACGTAGCTGCTTCAAACGCTTGCGCTCTTCCTGCTTCCGTTTGAAGCGGGTCATATTCAAAAGGCTTTTGCGTACCACCTATTAAAGTGGAAGTGCTTTCACGCAAAGGACGAGAGAATACGCCTCTTGTAGCGTCAAAGTCAGCTCTTAAATTATCTGCAAAACTTTTGTCGCCCATAAATCCTACTTTAAGAGCACCAATGCCCCCACCAAGGGCTGCAGACTTCAATGCGTCCTTTGCATCACCCCCCTGTAACAAGGTGCCAATGCCTGCACCAAGAGCACCAGATGCAACCGCACCCAATCCCGGTAGAAAGGCATTGATAGCTACAGGCAGTACAATTGGGGCTACATCCCCAATAACATCTTTGATTTTATCGAAAAGACCCATTATGCAACCTTTATTGTGCCACCATCATTATACAGTGCCCCTGTCTCAAGTCCAGTGGCAGACGTAGGTAAGTCAGTCAAAGTTATGGTAGAAGCTCTTATCGGTCCAGGATTACGCTCCTGCTCAATAAAAGTCTGTATTGCCCGCACCAAATCCACCAGGTAATTTTGTTCATATTCTGGCGGTGGTTCAGGTAATCTTGGTGGCGGTTGAGTGCTTGCCATTATCTCCTGCCATCTTGTCTGACATCTACCCTTGGGCTACCCAGCTTCCATTTAGACCCTATTGCATCTGATTCTACACGAAGTGCAAAGGAACGTCCACGAACTCTTACATCTAATTGATTTGTAAATTTTTCAACAGGAACAGAGGCGGTGCGAATCGCCGGAACCGCTGAACTTTGGTCAAAATCTGCTCCAGGATAATTACGACCTTTTATTGTAAAAGTTGCCTGTGGCGAAGACAAAGCAACCGAACCATCAAATGTTAAATCAGGAATTACTCTGCTCACATAAGTGAACCTATCCCCGTCACCAATGTCTATGCCTGCAGATTCAATGAATGAGTTCATGGCGGTGCCGTCGTCGTCATAGCCAAGCTCATGGTTGTAAAGAAAACCATCTGCCGTGGCTAAGGGAAAGAGCCGTGTGCCGCGATCCAACCACGCTGTTCTAGAAAGTGTGCCAAAATACCAAACTTTTTCGCTATAATTAAAGGTTACATACTTGTCATTTTCAGAAGCACTTTCAGATGGATAAAACCAAATTACCTCACTAAACTCTGTATTCACTCCCACCACTACTTTATTTCGTTCCTCAAGGTTGAAATCCAAAAATACTTTGTCGCGAACAGTGCAAGGTAGGGTTTGAGTGCGACCGTCATAAACGTAAAAAGTATCAATGCCCATCCAAAAAACAAAATCTTCTGTCGCTGCGGCTGCATTTGGGCTCATAATAGTAATATTACTTGAAATTTGTTGAAGACCAAACACGTTTGGCTCCCCTACAAATCTCATTGACGTCAGTGCGGTGTCTGTCCAAACAAGTATTTCACGTTTTGTTTCAATAGCTTGCATAAAAGTAGATCCTGCACCTAAAGGTAAAGTTCCTGCCGTATTGTTTACAGTCGGGAAAAAATCTGTGGGCAGTTCTCTTGATGAAAATCTTATTAAAAGCGGGTCTTGTATGCCGTTTCCATTTATGTCAGAAGCACTTGAGCCTATGTCATCTGCGCCAAAAGCAATAACATGACGTTGTGTGTCTGAAACTAGAACTTGTTTGCATTTAGTAGGAATGCTTGTTCTTGTTCCCGGTCGAGTGTTTAATGGAATTGCACGAGAGGCCAGTGTGCTTGTCCTGTCCCAATAGTATATTTGGTCATCTCTTGGATTTAATATTAAATCTTCAACAAAGTTATCGTGAGACCATAATCTTATTTGATTACGAGTAGTAACCCCTCCAGATGCAGCGTCACCCCACCCGGCAAAGTCATTAATTGGGTCAGCATTACCTTTTGCTAACCGCACAATAGAACCGTCAGCGTGAGTTGCAGCTACAGTCGGGCCAAAAGTATTGACGTTTGAACTTGTTTGAGTACCTGCATACCCTCTTGTGCACCCAGTCAAATCATTTGTAACCGCTGTAATTGTAAAGGTTACGTCATTAAGAGGGGTTGCACCACCTAACGTGTTACCAGTTATTGTAATAGTGTCCCCAACTGCGTAACCACTCCCAGCGGTGGTTGCGGTGACTGACGTGTATGTTGTTGATCCTGCAACAACAGTAAATTCTGCGCCTGTGCCGCTGCCGCTTGTGCTTGCTTGAGCCTTACCTGTATGCGTGGCTGCTCCAGCCGATCCACCAGAGGCTGTTATAGATCCTACTGTTTTGACACCAGTGCTTGATACGCCGCCTACAAGTATAAGCTCATTGTCTATTAAGATTACATCATTGGCAACTATACCAGTTGTGCTAGTCAGTGTAATTGTGGTGTCAGAGGAGCTAAGAGTTCCACCTTCGTTCAAGGTTGTTTGTAAAGCACCAGAAGTAACCCCGTAATATTGTCCAGCACCCCAACCTGTACCTCC